AACGAACCCGCAATAAAGTTATTATTTTATATGCTGAAAAAAGAAAACTTACTTTCCCGGCACTGATAGAATGGATTAAAGCCTTTGTAAAAATTTACGGTATTCAAGGAATTATTATTGAAGATAAAGCCAGTGGACAAAGCGCTATTCAAACCTTACGAACAAAAACGATGCTACCAGTAATAGCAATAAAAATTAAAAAGGGCGAAGATAAGGAGCAGCGCCTTCATAGTATTTGTCCGTTCCTTGAATCCGGTGGCGTAATATTTCATAGGTGGTTACCTAGTGTAACTCAAGAACAGTTAATCGAAGAATTACTGAAATTTCCAGCAGGTGCTCATGATGATATGGTCGATAGTTTTACACATGGTGTTCGCTACTTACTTAATGGTGGCAGTGCGTTGAAGCGCTTGGGTGGTAGAACTAGGACGATGGAAGATCCGTTGATTTATGGTCGCTAGACTTGCTATCGCTAAAAAATCTACGCCTGTAAGCAGTATTATCCGGGTGTTCACCAGGATAACCGAATACCCGCCGGAAGCGTTCTTCGGATCTCACTTTCTGCTCATGCCTAATCCAATCCCATTGTATCTGTTGTAGGTCGTTCCATGTTTGGAGTATTGACTGTATTTCATTCATTATTTCCACACCACGATCATACTGGGGAACGGCGCACTATTCTTACTATCACTAAATTTTAATCGGCCTTTGATGAAGCGAATTTCTACGTTAGGATTTTTATAAATCCACTGGTGAAAATAGATTGTATCGGTTCTTGCGGGTATAAGCATAACAATCTTAGCGCCTTTGAGATTTTCTTCATAGGCCTTCTTGACCCAATCTTTTATGTTGCTATATGGCGGATTGAGCCATTGAAACCTGGATTCGCTAATAGGCAAATTAGTCCAATCATACAACAAAGCATTATCATGTTTGTCTAACCAGTAGGAACATTTTGCATTTTTGGATGTAGACGCTAAATCGCAATAGAAATTAAATTCTTCATTTAATTCATCAAACAACTTCTGCGGCGTTTCCCACTCATCCGAATTACTAGAGAACAGGGCCTTGTTCAGTACCATCTTCCTTCGCCCCCATCGTATAATTAGTACCCCGGCGCAGTTTAGCTGACATTATCCGGGCGCATAGCAGGCCGAAATCACCAGGCTTAAATAACGTCGTTAGCGATACCGTCTGCGCCTTATTTAAGTGCAGCCAACCAGCATACATTGTGCGGGTTTGATTGACCATAAATTGCATATTTTTCACCAGGTCTTGAGGGGCGCTAGTTATGATGCTCATTCGATCCTAAACCTCCGATTCAATCCGAACTTTCAACTGCTTAGCCTTTAATAATTCTTCATAATGCTCTGCGATTTCTCTGGGGCCGCGATAAAGAATAGATACTTTACGTACCGTTAATTCACGAAGAACATGTTCTACTTTTTCTTCATTAAAACCGGGAAGTATCTGAATTAATGCATTACGAATATCTTCAGCAAAACTAATTTCATCTTTAAGTAACAGAAGAATCCATAGAGGTACTGGTTTCGTTTGATAGTCGGAGATTATAACTTCTGATGGTTTATCTATTACTTCTGGCATCACGTCACCGCCTTCTTACCAAATACATTCGTTACCATATCTTTAATACTATCGGGGGTGGGTAATATAACATCTGACTGAGACATATGTGAAGATTTTTCTGTTTTAGGAATGGGAGATAATAATTTAGGAATATCCTTATCCCCGAAGTTTAACTCTGACTGTGCCTCTTCGTAACTAACAACTCCAGCAAAAATATCAGGGAAGGCATGGCGCAAGGCACAGGCTCTGGCTATCTTTGCTAAGAACATAAATGGCTTTTCAAAGTGCCACTGTTTTTTAGCATATTCACGAAAACTGACTGGATCTGATGAGAACTCACGCGGGGTGTCCATAATCAACCTACTATAAGTAGCTGTCGCAAAGCGGGGCGACCTAGCAAACTCACCTGTAAACGGATTGGCTGGTTCGATTTCATCCGTACTAAAAACGACTGACCCCTTGCCAGCTAACACACCTGAACGCATAGCCTTAATTTCCATGCCTGCTACAGTCATGTAAACTTTGCCATCGATAAGACAGAACGCACCTGTTATCGGGTCGATGCCTTCATCTTTGTAGCGCTGGGTTAGACTGTCTGACATATCTTTACTCCGGCTGGAACTTCAGTATCCTGTGGAATATATTTACCCATGCGTAATGCGCGAATAAGAAATAGTTTGGCATATTGAGGGCGGTGATGAGTTCTTAAAATATCTTCAGCGCGATTCAAGATCTGACCCAATATAGGATCGGTGAAATGAATCTGCCTATCGAATTGATTAGTATAAAGTGAAATTGGTAGGATGTACTCAAGAACATCTGCTAAGCTGAGAGGGTAGGTCTTACTAGAATCTACGATTGAAACCGTATTACTGCATAAACTAAAATTCCCCTTAATACATCCACATGTAATATATCCACATGTACCACTAAAGTCAAAATACCTTGTACCATCATTCAGCGGTAAACTGAGAAACTTCTTAACATCTAATTTTAATTCAAACATTATTTAATGCTCCTGTTTTTGTTTTTGTTTTTCTTTCATTTTAAACGACTCATATCCACGTTCTAAGTGATGCTTTAAGAATTTCAAAGTATCTTCAGGGACAGTATGTGTCTGCGCAGCATGTTTAAATGCTTCGAACAAAATACTAGCATCATTGGCATGCTGTAAGCCATTCTCTGCGCGGGTCATGAGTAGGTCTAAGTATTCTGACATGGTAGCTCCTTAGATTCATCCGGTACTACTGTTAATTGATAATCCTTAAAGGATTGCCCTAAGTAGGTTTCAATTGCTTGAATTCTACTTGCTAGAATTGTTGGGATCATTAATTCCTGTAAGTGATCTACTACAAACTGATCTATTTCTTGTTCGTGTGACATTTCACTTCCTCTGTGCCAGCACAGCATCAGCGAATGCTACTCTACGATCTTCAGGTATGCGCATCTGACGGGCGACATCTACAACCTGATCTTTCGTACCAGTTTCCATTACGACTTTATTGTCTTTCTTTACAACTGCTTTGGCGAAGTTATGCGCTTCTTCATCAGTGAGAACGCGTGGAGCTTGTTCATCACGGGGAGTGATTTTGCCAGACTTGGCAAATTCAATCATCTTAGTGTAGCGATCCTGTGCTACTGAAGTGCTTAATACCTGAGCTGCTGCTTTTTGTATCTCAGTACCTTCAGCAAACACTGGTGCTAAGCGCTTACGTAGAACACCTTGAGCATAGGCTTCAGGATTATTTATGTTTGGCTTTTCACGCTTAACATATTCGACAATCTCTGCTAGCGTACCATTTTCAAATACTTGATTGACAGCTGCGCCCTTGCCATCAGTAGCCCGTTTAGCACGTTCAGCCAGTACTTCATCAGCCTTCTGTCCAGGGTTGGCATTTTTACGCTTAGCATAGAGTACTATTAACTGATCTCTATTACCACGGAAAAATATTTCATCGTCGGCTTTCTTTTCTTCTAATTTTTTATCAGCCCAAACTTCAGGATTAGCCCAGCCTTTAGCTTTGGCAAATTCTACAAAATCTTCTCTAGTCTTTAACATCTTCCACTGTTCCTTATTAATTATTTTCTGTACTGTTGATTCAATGAGCTTCTGGGCTGATTCGATTGTGATGATTTTTAAATCTTCGTAAATTACTTTGAATGCTTTTGATTTATTTTTGAATACATATCCACAATGTTTGCATATCATTGCGGAGGTGTCAATATAGTTTCCACAACGTAAACAAAGCTTCATATTAATACCACTTAAGGTATCATGTTTACTGCGCTGGCCATAACCTTCCAGGCTCCAGTGACGCTGTATCCAGGGTGGTCCGAACTGTTCACAATTGTTTACATGGTCGATGATAATCGCCTTGGAACCATCGGGAGTGGGGCGTAATAATCTGCCGATCTGTTGAAGATAAATGGTTAAAGAGCGGGTGGGCCTGAGGAAGATTCCAACCTTGGCCATCGGCGTATTAAAACCCTCCGAAATTAGATCGCACGACATGAGGCACTTAACTTCGCTATTTGCGAATAGCGAAAGTATAACCTGCCGCGCTTCATCGCTTAACGATCCATCAATACCAGCAGCAGTTATGCCATTATCTTTGAATAGTTGTACAGTTTCGTAGACCGACTTTACCGAAGGACAGAACACTAATGTGGGATTATCACCTGCTAATGTACGGTAATGCGCAATAACATCACCATAGATAACCTTGGAATTATCAGCGAACCATTCATTGATTGCCTTCGGATTATAATCGCCGCCGGTAACTTTCCAGCTACTCTTATTTGACTCTACTAAATTAGCCGTTTCTGGTGGCACTGCAATCTTTGGTTCGGCTAAATAACCACCTTGGATTAACTCTAAAATCGAAGGACCTTGTATCAGCACTTCGTAATGATTACTTAGAGGAATCTTTGATCGCGGTGTAGCTGTTAATCCTAAATACTTACATTGATTGTAGGTATTATGTAGATTCTCATACATCTTCGATGTGCTGTGGTGCGCTTCGTCCTCAATGATGAGTACTGGATCTAAGCGTTCTTTAATTCGATGTAACGTTTGTATAGTGCATATTAGGACACGCTGGGATAGATCGCAAGGATAGTCGCCTGATATGAAACTATGGGTAATACCCACTTCCGCAAAGCGCTTGGAGGCTTGGGCTACTAATTCCTTGCGGTGGGTGACGAATAATATAGTACCGGGAATGTGAAGAATGAGTTCCATTGCCAACTCTGTCTTACCTGCGCCGGTCGGAAGTTGCAGTAGTACCCGATCAGATGATTGCCAGGCTGCTAGGGTTTGCTGAAGTAAATCTAATTGGTATTTGCGTAACTCCATATGTAGTATTATACCTATATGAACTACGATACAGAGATATCTAAAGATTGGTGTGTTACAAACCTTAACGCGAAGCATTGCTTTACATCAGAAATCAAACTACCACCAGTACTTAGTAAGCCTGACCTACCAGCAGCTTCACTTACGCTGGTAGATCAGTTAGGAATATCGCTAGTCCATCTCAGCATTATAGCAACTATGGACGGTGATACCATTAACAAATTATCAGATTTAGTTTATGGTGAAAATTATCTTAAGTCACAGCTAGCTATACAGGCTATACAAGACTATGAAGATATGCTAAGGTTGGTGCCTATTGTTAAAGTACGCGCTATCAGAAGTATATTGGTTAGATTAGATTTAATAGAACAATTTAGAGGATATTATAGATGGCTCTCCTGCCAGGCGATCACAAACAACATAAGCACGTTCCAACCACTATCGAATTAATACATACTATTATGGATAGTATAGATTCAATAGATGAACGGTTGAAATTGCTGTTTCTGAATATGGTTGATATACAAAAACGTTTAGATGAATTGGAAGGTAAGAATGAAACTAAGCGAACGGATACTTAAGAACGGCTTATTCGGTCGTGATAATGATGGAGTAGACTTACTGCAAGAAATTCAATTGCTAGAAGAGAAATGTGAACGATTAGAGTACTTGAAAGGTATATTCAAGGATTTGATTCAGTTACTCCAGGATGGAGTACCTGCCGTGAGTATTGTTCCTGATTATCATACAGATAAAACTGAAGAATTGTGGGAGGTTTTGTTTGCGGATACGCGATATGCAACTGGGTGTACGCCATTAGCGGCGGTGGAGAGCGCGGTGAGGAAATATAATAATGCCAACTCTAGACGCCCGCGTCGAAGGAAAACCACATGACCCATTCGATTGCAATTCACGGATCATCATTAGATTCATACGCCGACTGCCCCCGAAGGCAAGTCGCTAATTCATATGCCGGGATGCTCAAGGGCGCCGGATACGAAGTGAAAGAAACTGTTCGCTATATTACCCCATTAGTCGGATCGGCTATCCATGCAGGAGCCGACTGGTTAAATCAAGATAAAATTCGAACGGGGCTAGAGCCCACAGTAGATGTTATTCGTGCTGCTTGTGAGCATAGTTTTGATAAGCTACAACAAATGTATGCAAAAGACCTAGAATCCCATGATGTGAAATTCACTATCAAATTTAGTAACTTTGATATCATTCGGGCGCATATTGATGAATACGTTTTATTATATGCAACTCAGATATTACCGCAAAGACAATTGCAAGAAACGGAAAAGCATTTCCATCATCAGCTTAATGAGCAATACCATTTTAAATCTACTTTAGATTCATATGGACACGGGACGCTCTATGATCTTAAAACAGGACAAGTAATACAAAAGGCATACCACCAAATTGGTATCTATACATATTTATTACAGACCATTGGTTATGAAGTCAATAAGGCACAATTAGATTATATTATTCGCAAGAAGGAAGGAAATCCACCGGAGCATGTTATTGTTACATATAATCCGCAGGAGTGTATGGTGATGGCGCAATATGCAACGGCTAGATTAATGCAAGACTTGAATGAATTCCAGCAAACGCAAGATATTAATGTATTAGCTATTAACCCGCGTAGTGAAAGTTGTAATTCTCTGTTTTGCCCCTTGTTTAACACTACTTCGTGTTCGGGATGGAAGAAGCAATGAAAGCTATCTTAATTAGCCTGCTATTTCTAGCTCTAGCATCACTCTATAAAACTGGTTACAGTTGTGGCTACCAATCTGCTTATAATGCACTAAGCATTCAACTCAACCAAGACCTATCAAATGTCCTAACCGAAGAACAATACAAAAAAATACCAGTTCGTACTATGATAATGATGAAGAATATAGAATTAGTTAAATGAAACAACGAATCATACAATTTTTAAATAAGTATTTATACAGATTAGGATATACTCTAAAACCTACTAACCTACCTTATCTACATGATGTTGTCTGTAGTGGTAATCTAGAGGCAGACTTAAGCACTACGCTTACGCAATTCTTCGGCTACTTACATGGTCTGCACGTGTCCGATAAGACCCGATCTGAAATTCGATTAGCGCTTGCAAAAGTTATTGAAAAACATATTATAAGCGGGCAACAGAATGATAGTATGTATAAAATCATTTGTAATACTACTAATAACCAGCCTTACACTATTAATGAGCATCAGCTGCTGGTAGACATAGACACTGGCGATAAGCATATGATTTTTACCTTGCGCGGTAATCGGGTAACAATATGACTATATTAAAAGGCGATCTAGCCAACGAAGATGCCGCCAAAGTACACATCACCCAAGACAACAGCCCGGCTGCACATCTGAAGCATTTGCTTAATATTGGATGGTCGCCCGAATCGCCACTCATCCGGAAGTATGTATATAAGAATGGATTAGAGAAGGAGTTAGAAGAATGTCAGATTCAGAACGTATAAATGAAGCACTAGATGTTATATATCCAGCCAAGCCAGCACCATATACTATAGAAGAATTTAGTGATACCTTGAAGGCATTAACTAGAATAGAATATTTAATGTCTAAAAAACAATCTATGAAATTTATCATACCCGGTAACGAAGCTGACGGTATAGGAGATTCATAATGCGCGATCCTGAACGCATACAACACGTATTGAAATTAGTTGAAGCCATCTGGATGGCTAATCCTGATTTGCGGCTGATGCAGTTACTCATTGGCGCTGCTCATCATGCTGGATTTAATATGGAAGATGATGAGTTAATGGAATTATTACGGGAATATTATGGGGTTGTGGAATGAAGCATTTAATACTAATAATTTTTCTTTTCGTCCGGGCAACTGCATGCTACGCTGACGATTACGTAGCCGCCGCCAATACATTATTCTCACAAGCGATGGATGCTCATAGCCGGGGCGATAAACAAGAAGCCGTGAAGCTAGGCAGCGCAGCTCTGGATGACTTAGATATGGATACATCTAGTAAGCATGCACAGTTGCGAATTAATATCAACCTATTGCTTGCACTTGATTATATAGACCTAAATGAATTGGACACCGCCAAGGCGCATGTGGTGTTGGCTGCTATTGCTAATATTGAGGTGAAGAAATGAAACTCAGCGAACAAATATATAACGACTTCTTAAAGGACTGGAGTGAGAAAGATGACTACAGGAAGCACGTCACATACAAGATGAGCTATGACTATCTAACAAATTTGATAGAGCAAATTAAAGAGTTAGAAGATGCAATTCCTAGAGCTGATTATGACTTATTGACCGATGAATTGCGCGAATCTAGGATCGATACTGATATTTATAAAAAAGCCCTAAGAAATATAGCACTTGAATTTTGGGTACTGTTGTTCAAAGAATTAAAACAGGAGACTCCGAATGCAGATGAAATTGTATATAAATTCTATCAAGAAGCTAAAACAGAATTAGAGCCAAAATACTCACCAGCAAGTCAGGAAATCACTGACTTACTGGCTAACGATTCGTTAGGAGGGTAGATGCAAAAAACTCCTGAGAACGAATCTAAAGTCGCCTTCGAACGCCTTATTACTAAACTACCACGGGTTAAGCTATTCTCCAATCTGCGCGGAAACTTCTACGCAGGCAAACTTATTAAACATAATGGCTCTTCAGTCGTATTAGGTTTCGCCAGGCGCTTAAAGGCTGGATGTGGCCCCGATGGGATGCCTGACTACATAGGGTGGAGACAATTAACAATTACACCAGATATGGTCGGTCAAACTATCGCCCAATTCTGCGCTATGGAATTAAAACGATTCGACGGCCAGGGGCGTACTACACCAGAACAAATCGATATGAGAGATTTAATTAATGCTCAAGGCGGTTTTGCCCATATAATCAGTAGTATAGACCAAGCACAGCAACTATTAGGGGAACCGGATGAAACTACTTCCATCGGGACATAAGTGGTACGAAAATTATGTCAATATAGAGGGCCGTGAAACCCACCAAAACGAAAACGGCCACCATGTTTTTTCGGCTAATTTGGTGGCGGATATATTAATACCACTATTAAGCCCTATGTTCCGATATGAACCATGCTCAAATGCATGGTATTCATTCACAGGAACGCATTGGCAGCAAAATAATAGCTTGTATATGGTATTACGCGATGTTATCGCCGAAATGAAGCGTGATTTGCAAGCCAAGAAGGGCATGCCACAGTTTATGACTGGATTGTCTAAGGCTCATGGACCTACATTTACAGACAATGTAATAAATATCTTACAAAGAGATCTCAGAATGCAAATTCTCCCACAGGAATTTGACACTAACTCATTACTACTGAATACCCCCGAAGGACTATATAATTTATTAACAAATACATTGTTAGAGCAGGCAGCATCTAATTTCTGTAGGCAAATTACTACGGTTGCACCAAACGATGATCAAGATGGCTCTCTGTGTCCGAATTATATTAATCATATAAAATTCATGGCCCACGGTGACCCCGAAATGGAACAATATCTGGAAGAGTTATCCGGATATATATTAACTGGCGAAACATTTCAGCAGGAGTTTTACTGGTTTCACGGTCTAGCAAGTACTGGTAAATCATCATTGGCTGGCGTCTGGTTATATATTTTAAATGAATATGGGTACTTAGCACCACAAGCGCAATTTGCCGATACATACAACACGCCACATCCAGAACAAGATATGCGTTTAATTGGTAAACGATTCGTATTCATTGATGAGCTGAAGGGAAAATTTAATGAAGCAAAAATTAAAGCTATTACCAGCGGTAATCCGATAACTGCCCGTGAGATGCATGGTAAAACCATTAATTTTATGCCGGTATGCAAACTATTATTCACCAGTAATAATAAACCTCCAGTAGACGGTGCTGATGCAGGGTTTGCTAGACGCTTAAAAATATTACCATTTGCCCACCAGATTAGTGAAGCTAATCGCATTAAAGATTTCGATAAGTCTGTTCTACGTGCCGAAGCACCTTATATATTAAATAGAATGATGTACTTTGCTCAGCAGGTATTATCTAAGAAATCTCTAATTAAAGTTGCAATCGTAGATAGTGCCGGTAGTAGCTATATGAATGAAAATGATTTGTTGGCGCAATTTATTGCTGATGCTTGCACTAGCGAAGTATATGACAGCGAACCAATGAAAGCATTATATGATGCATTTATGATTTGGTGTAATGAAAATAATCACGATGCTCCATCCAAGAATGCATTCGGTCGTATGCTTAATAATGGAAATCTTAAATCTAGCCAATTAGGTGGTGGAACACGCGTTCGGGTTGGGATTAAATTAACAGAAGTATATCGTAAGAAAATATTAACACAGGCCCATGCTGTCTATAATTAACCGGGCACCCTCCTATTTTTTCCAAAAATTTTTTTTCTCCCGGTAAAATCTATTAGATTCACAGGGTCGGATCGCTCTCTTCCGGCTCATTGTTAAGAGATGTTAAGTTTTGTGACGATATGTTAAGGGAATGGTTATCGTTTTCAATTCCATTAGGGTTATCTTGAATATGTTTTGCTATCGTGTCGATTGAAACTGGACTGTAGTTATGCATTTCAACACTAACGTTGATCATTTTATTCCTATACAGCCCCCGTTGGTGGATGTGACCGTGCACCAAAAACCTGCCATCATTAACTAACCGCATTTCCCGATAGCGGTCATCATATTCTGGATTCGGTTGTTCTGAACGATAGGGAAAGTGGGATAGATTGACTGGTTGCCCGGCTATTTCGATGACTAAATTTGTGTAGATAGCTTCAAAGCCTGCTTTAAGATAGAAGTCTGTATATTTTCGATATGTTGATATGCCATGCAGTTCTTTAAAACATTTCTCATGATTCCCCGCTATAAGAACTTTTCTGCCTGGTAAACGTTTTAATAATTGGGGTATCTGATCATACCGCCACGAAAAATCTCCACATACATAAACTAGGTCATCTTCTTGCACTACTTGTTGCCAATTAGTGATTAACATTTCATGCATTTCTTCAATGCTATTGAAAGGTCTATTGGCAAGCCTAATAATATTTGTATGAAAAAAATGTTGATCGCTTGTAAACCAGGTATTCATGTTGGCACCTGGATTGATTGACGATGTTTAATGGCTTCTTGTTTTGTTTTAAAATATTTCTGAATACGACAATGTTCTATTGTAACATCTGATATCCAATATTGTCCGCGCGGGCAATAGCTTACCCCTTTGTGTCCCGATGTATTGCGCGTACTAATCTTAGAATTATGACAATTTAGGCTTCTGCTAGCCGTGCGTAAATTTTCTATCCTATTATCTAATGGGTTTTGATTGATGTGATCAATGTCTATCTTTGCCCAAATTCCATAATAATATAACCAGATAACTCTAGCTAAAGCATATTGTTTGTAATGAATACTGATATAGTATCGATTTAAGGGCTGATTGAGTGAGCCAGCTATAGCACCTTTGGTTCGTTTATGACCGCTGGTACGCCAAGTTACAATCCCGGTTAGGGGATTGTAATCCAATAATTCTTTGACTATTTCCTGTGTAATCATAGGTAACCATGTAGTCGCATTATTATAGCGCTTAAATAGAATGAAATGTAAAGGAGCCATATTTCTGGTTTCATGATTCTATAGTCCTAATTAAATATTCTAATGCACTACTAATATCCACCTTAAAGCCAATTAATTCCCGCTTATGATCTACTAGATAGCTATATCTATGATCAGCAAAGGGTATGTTTTCATATTTAGCTATTAACTGCGCAAGCTTTTGAATATCGTTAGCTAATTCATCCATATAGGGATCAGTCTTCATTAGCCAGCCCCTTTAAACGTAAATATTCCGACTCTAGACAACTAATACATAAATTGACTTTGCCGCCGGTAAAATAGCGATGACATATTATACAGTGGCTCATGTCACTAGTCGCAGATGTCCAGCAATCAAGGCATGCCTCATGCAAAATAGTATGTTCATGTTTGGCTTTCATCACTCACCCTTGCTCTTGGCGTATTCTTGAGCATCATCCATAAATGCCATGTAATCTAAATTGATATCTGTCAAATCAAAAGCGCATGATTGATGATAATATCCTGGCGTACCTATTTCCGCGACCTCATCGGTTAATGGTTGCTTGCAATGGTCGCATAATACCACTTCACCGGGATCTAGGGTTATTTTACTTAGTTTGAGCATGATTGTTAATCTCCAAAAGGGTGGGATATACCAAAATAGTATGATAAGTCAGGTCTATTTAAGCGTACTTGTAATTTCCGAAATGCTATGCCCGCTGCTTGTCGCTCATTGTCTGATGTGCGTGGCTCTTCTATTTCTACAAATTCGGCTTCACCCTCTTGGAGGTTTTCGCCTAATAATGCGAATCCACAGTTACCGTCTATGCCTAATTGTGCTCTTTGTTTAATCATGATATTCTATCCTCTCCAAAAAATTCCTTATATTCATCGTCTGTTATAGTATCGTAGTTCACTGCCCATAGAGATCCATCTTGATATAAACTATGACCATGTTTTTTATGTTTGGCATGATCTAATATGTTTTGCCAAGCATCCCAGTAATACTCATGATCTGGTTGCTTACATATTTCGATATCATCGGGATCTATGCCGTCCCAGTCTGTTAAATCGAAATTGGCAAAGTCTCTTGGTATATAGATACCGCGACAATCATCTAATAGTAATGTGATACTGTTTATTGTTTGTGTTTTCATTTTAATTACTCCTTATAAATAGCATCGATGTTATTTACCTCTCAATCAATTGCATACAATCTACACAAATACTGAAAGTATGTATGCTAGTAGTATCTTCGAATCTATTTTTACAAGTATAATCATACCTGTCACCATACAATATACTATTACAAATATCGCATGGGATTTTACTAAAATAGGCTTCAAAACATGGTAAGCCATCACGATCTGTACTAGTGGGCACCATAGACCAAAATTCAAAGCTTTCAATTCTGAATGTGAGTTCATCTGTTGTTATACACATGTTAATGACCTGCCTTTAAAAATGGGTGACAATATTGTTTGACTAATTCCATTGCCGTATCTAGGCAATGTGGCGTAACGATACTGAATGTATCGATACCCTTAATATCTATTTGCCTTTGTGAACCGTTACTATGAGTTTTAAATCTATTGTAGTAACTTGTTTGTAGTAAGCGCTCTAATTCAACAGTGCTTACGTTAAATTGTGTATCTCTTATTATTACTGTGTGCATTTAATAGTCCCCACAATCATTACACCAACCGACCATAATCCCATTTTTATTAGTAAAGTTTATATCTGCTAGCGGGGACTCATCGCTAGGATCTAATTCCCATGTTTTGTGGCATACCTGGCAGTAATATTCATCGCATACATATTCGGGTGGTGGCTCTGTTTTGCTTGCTTCGAACTCTGCCCAGGCAGTTTCGTTAGTCATACTAATTGTTTAACCTCTTGCTTAATAGAACTAAAATACCGTCTAGCCTGTGTTAATGTAGGTACTGACTCCCATGTTAGGCGCTGATGTTTGTTGAAGTCATGCGCTCTGACATGCCAACAACCGTCTAGATATAAATCTACTTGTATATTGTTATGAATGAAGCGCTCAATATAGCCACATGCAAAACTATATATAGTTAGTGAACCATTTTTGTTTTTGAATTTATCTTTAGTCATGATCGCTAACCTCTTGCTCTGCCAGGTCATTACCAACTATCCATAAAAAACGAACTTTATTCATATGTGTATCTTGTAATTCTGTTTCATCCCAAGCGCCGGTCTCTTTAATCTCTAGGCGAATCTTATCAGGATCAATAGCATCAAATTGTTTGATAATTTCAGGTACTCTCAAGAGTGCTTCAACGTCGTCTAAACAATCGCCTGAATGTGATACTTGTTCGGCTTGATCTAGTGTCATTTCGAAGTTAATAACATAATTACCGTTCCAATATAGTAATTTATCTATTTTACTTAGCATATATTTTACCTAACCTTTCCGCTTCATCAACGGTAGTGCAATGTGGATTACCTTTGCCATATTGACGCATGAATTTTGCGCCGCGCAGTGTTTTGAAAGCGCCGATTACAGCGTTATATAAATGCCCGTGGCTTTCAAGTGTTGGTGTTAGATCAGATCTAAATATTTGATAAGAATCAGGCATTACTCCGATGTATATTTGTTGCTTAGGTTTTTTAACCCACTTAATTTTACCGTTATCGATAGATGTTAATTTGTAATTGTGCGGTAGTAAATCAATAAATATTTCTAATTTTCTGCTCATGATTATTCACCTAATAACATACTGTAATTACCTAATTTAATTTCTTCTAAATAATATTCGGCATATTGTTTAGCTAATTCGTAGCGCAAGGGTTTGGGGAACATTTTCTTATTGCCACCAAAGTCTTTAATATATAGTTCAATGCCAGCGTCAACTAAATATATCCATAATTTTGGAGCTAAGTTAGCATCATAAGTACCATTTTTGAGCTTACGTGCTACGTTTTTTATCATTGGCACCACGCGATTATGATGTAAAGTTGCTTCATTATCAATGAATAAACGTAAATCATCTAGCGCTATGGTATCTATTTCTTGAGTAATTTTATTAGTAATCATTTCTATAATCCCCTTTAATCTAATGTCCCACATATGCGTTTGATATAGTTTGTTTCGACAATTTCTAATTCACAATCTTCACACATTCCTTTTGGTTCTAATAGATCACATTCAGCCAATAGAAATTGATCGGCTTTATATGGTGCTTTATGTGCTTGACATAATTCCTTTTCATATGATCCAGTCCATACCGATTGGATAGAATATATTTTAGTTTTCATTATCGTATCCCTTTTGTCTATATTACTGTTATATCAAAGTGCATTGCTTTATGTGTGTATTAATATAGTTTTGTAAATCATTATTCACTAGTCCCATGTTCTAAGATATACAATAACGTTTTTCTGCGCGATAAGCCCGCATAGCGTAAGTCTTTATATGCTTCCCAAAAGTTGGCGCGTTTATCACTACGTACAAGATCGCTCATTCTAGGGCCATTAGGTCTTAACGCTTGCAATGCTGGTAATGTGTGCCAGGTAGTATTGCGGTGGATAACAGGCTTCAATTCATCGAATGTATTGACGGCAACATTATTGTAATGCGCTGACATACCCGTTTGATCATTGCCTAGATAAACGGCGCGATTAACTGGTTGTTGACTAGCGGCTTCTCTGTCGCGTCGTCGTTGATCTGGATGTAAGTAACTATCGGCTAGCATGAGTACTCCTTATTGATATATTTTAAATGTGTGCAGGGGATGACCATTATCCAGAATCCATACATATTGATGTGCCCATTGTCCAGTACCAATATAAACATAATAGCAACTACCCTGTACGCCTTCCACAATACCTAGTGTATTAGGGGCTAATAGCATAGCGTGACCTTGCGCAAATAATTGTTTTACATGATTATCATCATGGCATTGACTAGCCATAAGAATCTCAGTGAACGAATCTATCGTTTTGACCGCTATGGTATCATTATGACCATTACATGCATCTGATGATATTCTTACACTAACACCAATCCATTTTGGATTAGCGGTAGTAATAAAATCCGCTAGCGCTGGTAGATGAACTAAACTGAAGATAATCAATAGAGCAATAATTCTAACCAACATAATATCCTCTTATTTTCTTAATAGTATTTTCTGTAATCTAGTGGCACTTATAAAAGCATCCATACGGTCTATGAAGGGCATATCAAACTGTTGATCATTCAAGAATATTAGATATGTACCTAATAATTCTTTTATAGTAATCCAATGGTTGTTTGCTTTGAGTAGGCAAATTGTTTTCATATTCTTAACTCCTTATAACATATTCATCTAAGCATAGTAATTGTTGCACTTTCAATAGAGCGCCTAATGTATTGGCTAAGTCATCCTGCTTAGTGCTGACTGCTTTAAAAAAATCTAAATATAATTCGCGTTCTGGATTACAGCCTAGGCTTTGAACTTGTTCGAACTCTTGTTTAATGTATTCATGTGTGAGCATGTTAATAACCTCTTATTTGCGTAGGTGTTCCCATGTACTACGATCCATACCGCCAATGGCTATATGAGTAATATCGGTATCAGACCGATAGCCTAATCTATCCATTGCGCCGCTAATACTAGCGACGTCGCAAGCTAAATTATGTAATACAGTATGGTATTTATCGAATATAAATTGAGAATCAGATGTGTAGACAATACTAGCGGCATTATCTAATGCTAATTTTGCAGTCTCTAATTGTTCAACTAGGTTAATATAACCTTGCTTGCCGCTTTGTTGTAGTCCTGTTGATAGCATTATATGCCTGCTTTACTGATTAACCAGTTTGATTCTATTTGTAGTAAGTATCGGTCTAAAATTGCTTGTAAGCTTAAGTCTTTCATGTTTGTTGCACCTCATTGCTTCGATACTTCTGTTATATCAAGCGGCTATGCTTACATGGTGATTAGTTAATAATCTGTTTACATATCGTAATAATAAGGGCAGTAACATTACATCACTGCCCTAGGCATTATTAGTTGTCATCAATTGATTATCCAATGGTTCTAGATCTATAGTTATCGGCTAGTGTTATTAGCTTATCGTTATCTCTCATGTGCATTGTTAGAACTTCAATTCTATTTTCCAAGCCCTTTATGTGCTGCTTATGTTCATACATTTCTTGTCTAGCTATTACGCTGACATTAGTAGGTCTGCCTAATACGGCGATTGCTTTTGTTTTCATGTTGTCTACTCCTTAGTGACGTATATCCACTATGTAGTATCCAAGTCTACATTGCAAGCAATATTAATGATTGATAGCTTATAACTTAATGATTATGCGTAAGTATTAATGGGTTATGCGTAATTACGCATAGGTGAGCTAACTGCCCGTTAAAGGCACGATATGATTGACTGCTTGATAGAGGTCTACCTAATACTGTTTAAATTGAATACAAGGGCTGGGAAGATGTTCTATTATGTTATTCATGAGTCATCCTGCTTAAAATTACTCATAGGTATTAATTTCACGGGAATAGTTCTGATTTTCCCTTCTTTAGTTCGAATTGTTAATGAAAGTATAAAACCGGCAGGATAGAGAACGATATTTGTCATGCGACATGGCTGATATAATTCCTTTTCAATTTTAACAATATAGTCACCAACATGAATATCAAAGTGACGTAGATCTGTTTCGGGATATTCGTAAGTTATTCTACCTGTCGCATATTCGTAACGTATGCCAATGAAGCCCCTTATCTGAGTGACTGATAACTTACCTGTCTTAATAGGACATCGCTTATCTGGTACTGCTATTTGTTTACACAGCGCGGGATCATTAGATACATAGCCAGATATCGGAGCAGCATAACTTATAGGTAATGATATTAGGGTTAATAGATAAGCTATGGGTAATAGTTTTAACTGAATTGAAGTATTCATATGAAAATTATACTTAATAAATGAATTTAATCAATTTAATTACGTTTAAGCCCTTTGTGCGCTATTGTGCAGTACTTTAAATAATGCGCACATTCTTGTATTGCCCATATATGTACTGTTGCCAGCATTAATGTGCGCATTGTGCGCATTATTACTATAGTACTATGTAAAGAAAAAAGAGACTTAATGTAATATAAACACTAATATACCCAAAGATCCGCACATTCTCACTTATTCCACTACTCTACATTTACCCTAATTCTTTCTACTTTGCCAGCCCGTGGCGCTTTCGCGCTTTAATATGTCACTTATATACTACTGTGCGCATTATTTGTGCGGATCTTTGTGCAGCCCCTTTTTGCCCCTTTTTCGCATAAGTTATTCTCAATAAGACCTATTCTCAATAAGGCATATTTCATTCATATTGTCGACAATACGCACACTTGTCAAGTGGCATAGTTTACCTTAATTGATACAAACCTACCCACTTTGTACAGCACTTGACAACCAATATGTACAAGTGCCCTCTTATGTAACGCATATGCCAGATATCTTGATAGATATCCGGCAATAACGTTACATTTTATATGTTCGCTGCTTGCGGTACTGCCCCGCACTCTAGCATCCCTGCCAGCATGACCACTTGGTAATCAGCGTTTAAGCGTGGGTGATTAGCGTTTAAGCGTGGGTTCAATAGGTCGCCATGTGGTAGAGCATACCCCTTGCTTGCATGCGGGCTTGTATAATAGCCTGCTTAATATAGATAGTAGTAAGTTAATCATTGTATTGTCCCCGTGTGTATATGATTATCATCTCATGCACCACTGCATAGCCAACAGTTATTAAGCATTGTACGTCACATATGTACACATAGTAGTAGTTAAGTGACAGCATGTAACGTTACTGTATAGGTAACGCTGTGTGCTGTGTCTTAACACAGTTATATATAGCTATGTATACATATGTGTGCTGTATGGTATGCGTATGTATGCCACCATATGTGGTGTATGGTGAGCTGATAGCCTGGCGCAGTGCGGGTTAGGGGTACGGGGAGGGGGGGGGTAGGTCACTTATATGCAGCTTCTCACAGGTGGGAGGGGGTCCCAGAACAACGTTCGGGTCCCTTATTTTTGAAAAAACTTTTATTTGGAAAATCGAAATCCGTTTAGGGTGGTCATAGTAAAATTTTCAAAAAACTTCGAAACCGAACTCCTGATTACGTTTCGGGTCCCATCTAATCCCGACACTTTCCCCGACAAGCCAGTTGGTTACAAAATGTCACCAGTTCATTCTCCCTGCTCTTCAGGAAAGGGGTCATACTTAAGCCCAAATCGAACCGCACGTTGATACTCATCCGCATATTGTCTTTTGCCAGTCCAAATTACTTCCTCCAAATGCTTTGTTGGTATGCCCCGACAGGCATTTACACAAGCCACGATACGCTCAGCATTGGGTTGCAATATATCCCTACAAACCGATAATCCATCATCACCTGAAATATTATTATTCAGATCAACCCCATCAGGCATAACCCAACACTCCCCACCGATAGACCACGGCTCCGGACTATGATTCATATACAGCCACCTTTGTTCTTGCTAACTTCATCAAAGCCTTACCCACCAATGATAAGACATTCTTCGCCCTAGCATGTCCCGCCACTCCAATACTATGAACACTATCCGTCACATGATAATTACCCAGCTTCGGTGTACCACTACCATCATTTGTAATAAACACCTGACTGAGTATTATGCCGCGCTTAACTTGTCCGTGGGGAAATAGTTCTACTGTGACTCTTAGCATTGTTCACCTAATAAGTGAAAACAACTTTCAGCCGTTAATAATAGTGGCGCTTTTAAACAATCTAATGACTTCAGATTATGAATATAGCCTTGCAAACCTACGTAATCATCGAACCCATACTGCTTGGCAATCTTATTCAAGTTATCGATAAGCTCTTTCTTTGTCCACACAACTGTATACGGATCTTCTTCTAACATAACACCAATTCCTTTTTCTTAAACCGCTGTGCCCATGTGGCTTTATCATAATTAAGTATTCTATGCTTTGGACGCTTATCTGTCCAGAAGAAATCATTAGCTGTTAATATTAAATTCAACTTAACAGAAGGCGGGATTTTCAGCATCAACCTGTATTCCGGGTACTTATGAGATCCAGGTAATGACAACAGGTCTGTCAAACTAGCTTGAACCGTCTGAACTGCCTTATACTGCACCCTCATATAATGCTTATTCTTATACATCCACGCAGATACATAACACCCAACACATAGATTGGGCGGGGTTTGGGCTAACTTAACTCCACATGTATAACATCCATTTCTAGCCTTCTGCTTGGCTCTGTAGTTTTTTCGAAACCTAGTGATGGATTCAGGTGTTCGAATTGTCTCTGCATGGCGCAAGCGGCCACAATGTCTACAAAACGAACTGTAGTATATTCGACAAACCGTTTCGTATTTATACCTGGAGCAAACAAAATCATCCAAAGGCTTGCGGTAATGACAGTCCAAACACTCCTTCAAGGGATATTCAATTACTTTTAGCGGCCGACCACGCATTAATAGCACTCCCTAATAACCATGAACTTCTGGAGATCTTCCGGAGCATTGGCTATAAATTCTATAGCATCTTCAATAGTTTCGAAGTATTCGCGTTGATTAGGATCTACTTTACTATAATCATTCCAGCAAACAGCAAATTTTGTACAATTTTCCATGATTAGATATCCCTCCTACGATTAAAATCATATTCTTCAAAATGACAATTCTTACAAAGTTGACAATATAAGCAATTAGATGTCGCCATTCTGGATTATCTTTTCATCCTCCATTGCATTCAAGTATCGCCGAATAAACTCTTGTTTAGCACATTCCACTGCTCCAATTAATTTGTTAGCAGTTGCATAGCATTTGTTATTAAAAAATTGTCGTTTCAGTAAAATAGAAATCATATAATTGATTTCTCCATCCGTCCACGTTTCATCACATAGCTCATCTAGTGTGTGATGCAAAATTGCATTGCGCATTAGTTTTTCGATGTACGGCATCTTATACTACCAGCCTCACGACTTCATTTAATATTGAATCTATGTAATATTTCACACTGATTGCATCAGCCCGCAATAATTCATCCAACCAGATAGCCGTTTTGTTATATGGCGCTGGAACACGCTTCGGTCTGAACAAATTAATACCAATTCCTATAATTAGATATCCCTTATGTATCTCACATAGTACCCCACCGACTTTACGATTATCTACAAATAGATCATTCACTCCGCGTTGTTCGATATTCAATCGCGTTAATGTCCGTAAACTCCATTTCAGCGCATGCCCGATACGTTCTGTGATAAACCAGTCTTCCGTAACTAAGTATCCCTTAGGTTCCCGCACTATGATTGACATATAGATACCAGCACCTGCTGGTGAATACCACTTAGTATCCTGATTACGACCATAAGCATGCGTTTGCTTCTGAGCTACAATGAGATCTATCGTTCTTCCATCATCAATAGCAGCTCTGGCGATATTATTTGTGGATGTGCATGTATTGATATTACGCATATCTACCTCCACACCCCACTATGATGCTTCCTAGCAAAGTTCTCACAGTGCTCTGCTGTATAGTCATACCCTAGACTTCTATTCCAATATACGAACCCACCTGCAATCAAATCGTATGATATCCATAAATTTCGATGATCTTTCAAATCTGCGACAACACGACCATACTTGTCGTGCCCATACGACAAGACATCTACTTCTTGCCCCAGTATCATAGTAGTAAGGTATCGCTTCCCATTATCATCCTGATTAAAATTAGTCGGTGCTATTGTACCGGCTATAATTACTGTCTCTAATTCATGCGTGTATAAATCATTCACAATAATGGTATTGGCATTACAGATATGCATCACCTTGGCACCATAGAATATTTGCATAGCCGGCCTGGCAGTCGCTGGTAACATAAAAGTTACTAGGAATAAAAGAACTAATAATTTATTATTTTTTAGCATAAGCCTCTTGCCCATCTAGAAATTGCTCCGCCGCTATAAAACATTCTGCTACCATTAAGCTTACATCCACATCTTGCGTAAAGCTAATTTGTTTTGCTTTCTCTATGAAGATAGCTTTAGCTAGCTGTGTAATAGCGAATAATCGTTCTTGTTTTTCAAGCCTATTCATTGTCTTATCCTATACAGCATGGGAGAGTGTTGCTTCTCCATTAACCTAAACGTCCAAGGTGGCACTGGATTTCTATCGATCCATAACCCCAGATGATTAAATTTAGCCTGATTCTCTGCTCTATACCAAACACCGGCATCGTGAGCATATTTCACATATACCCAGGCGTATCCATCCATAACCATTAAAGAATTTAAGCAACCTATAGTCTTACTATTCAAAAATCCAATAGTTCGTCCATAGCGATCGTGATCGCCACGATCTAGTTCTACAACATTATCCGTTACTGCCAATAGATGAATAAGATATTGTGTGGACTCATACCCGAATCGTTGATTATGCTCTGGAGCGTCTATCTCCGCTAAGCGTACATGTTCGCCAGCTTCGGTGACAACAGTATCGCCATCTATGACGCGCTGGATAGTTACGCACTCTGCGTATGATGGTACGCAAATTACGAACAGAGTTATCAGTAATAGGAGTTTATTCAGATACTGGTTGTGTTTCTTCGGCATTAATTTCTATTCCTTTCTTACCTATAATTGCTTTTCGAATCCAATAATCAGCCTGCTCAGCTTCAGTAGCACCTTGTCCATGAAAGTGAAGGCATACCAATTCAATTGCCGCTACTAATGTAGTTTTCTTGATTAATTTCAATTCATTTTTAGTCATTTTGTTTTACCCTGTCATCTAATTCCTTATGTGTTGTCATAAATTCTGAAAGAAAAAATAAATTACAAGCTGCATGCATTAAATGACTAAGCCCCGAATCAGAATCGTTATCCTCACCACTATGCCAAGCTAGGAGATGTCGTTGTGCTGCTGCATAGGTACGGCTAAACAAAAACCCATTACGCCAGTTGTTGGCATCATATTTAATTTGCCCGTGTTGTAAAACAGCTGCTAAATCCAATAAGGGGCGTACTGGTATGAGATCAATAGGGAGTTTACCGGAATCGTTTTTCTTTGCACCGGTATCATAGTTCGGATCGGGAGTGATAGTGATATGAACTTTTGGTACATCTAAATCTTCAAATGAATTATTACCATATATATTCTTATCTAATATTGGTCTAAATAATTTAGGCGCAGCTAGTAGATTAGCTGCATCTTTCAACCGTTGATTCAGTGGTCGTATTGTACGCTTCTTATCCTTTGTATCTTGCGACATATCCACCCCTCTTGCGATGTAAGAACAATTTATCTAATGTAATATGCATTGGTTTTAGCGTGTGCGCTGAAATTACAAACATTTCTAATCTTAATGCAATTGCTAACTCTAATCTAGCACCCCGTGATAACATCCAGTCATCCAGGAGGGCAATTCCGTCACAATATTTTACAATATGTAGAATGTCATTCCGCAAACAATCGCTCCAGGCATCACCTACGGTGTTTAATCTGGCTGGATTAATTACTTCATAGCCAGCTTTCTCCAGCCTAGCCTGCCCTCTGAAGAATTTAGGATAGTTATGATTTTTCACACCGGACATTTGCCCGGCTAAATAAATAGTCTTACGCTGTTTTGGGCGTGATTCTTGGGTCGATTTCTGTGTCAGGGGCTTCTTGTTGCTCATGAACCCACTCATTCGGTATACGTTCTATTTCGACATTAAATATTACATTCTTACGTTTAATCGTCAAGTTAACAAAAGTAAATGCTTCTCCAGTAATATCGGCCGCATTCACATGCAGTATGATATCTCCCGGCTTTAAATCTGCTTCAGCAGCTGGCGTATGTCTATACACATGCACTATTTGATGGCGCACTGGATCATACTTAATACCAATGCGCCCCGGCTTACCATGCCCCACAGAAACACCTCCATAATATGTTGCTAATATTATGCAGCTAGTTAATAAGAGCAATTTCATAATGGATAAAGTTGTATTCGTTCCGCTTCAGGCGTAACCGTTTGTTCCAATGTACTTAATTTATGCTCTACAAACATACGATCCCGAAAAGTATGAAAATTTTCCACAATACTGATTGCTTGAATAGCACTACTCACAGTAGCATAGTCACCAAAGTAAAGTGCCTGCCCATGATCTGTTAGAATTTTAATTCTTATACTCATTTGCAATTACTCAAAATAAAACGAAATTCATTAATAGCCATTGTATTTTGTATTATTTCCACGTTTCGCCAATGTTTAATAGTATCGCCTTTAATAGCGGCTACTTCCTGTTCCATCGGTTGTTGATTCATACTCTTAGTCCAGCCCCTAGTGAGTCTGGTATCATCTGGAACCTCTAATAATAGAATATGTGCCCGGCATTCTACAAGGGCTTGTAACTCATTGTAATAAAAAATATCATCAATAATGACATGCGTTTTAGATTTAATAAATGCCAAGATTGGATCCAAGAAAATCCGTGGATTTTGCTTACGTTGATGTTCACTGAATACATTATATAAGGATCGATTCTCTTCCCTGGTGCGTTCTTGCCAGAATGCTTCCAGTCGAATGTCATGCAGATCGGCAAAGGCCCGAATACCATAACCCATCATGGATATGCGTTCCGAATCCGGATGCATGCTGTTTAAAATTTCGCAAGCAGTAGTTTTCCCACTCTTACGTGCGCCGATAACGGCAGTTATGTAAGGCCCTGGGGTCATGTTTTTAACCATTGCTTGTGAGAGATAAGAAAGTTATTCATTTTATTAATTGGTGTTTGATAATCACCTATCCACCATCCGGCAAAATCTGGACTAATATTTCGTAATTGAGTTTTCGTAATGGAGTATATTGGCATACCGCAGTGTGTATTATACCCCGCTGCTGCGTAAGCAGCTTTATGAGCATTATAATTTGCTTCTTTCATTAGAATCTCAGCAGCAGCAACGGCATTAGCCATTCCTAATCCCAACTTCCGTCCCGGTTGCCACATCTTGCGAAGTTCTTTTAAGTCATCTAGTGTTTCACCAATTAAGAATCTTTCCTTCGTCATAACAATGACTGAAAATTCTCCCTCACACAAAAAACTTTCTCCGCCTTGTTCAAAAAACCATCGTTCAAAGCGAACTCCATCAGTTTCATCTCCACAACTTGCGATTGCATGTTGTCGGATGATTTTAATCTTGGAGCGATTGTAAACCTTCACATCACTAGCGGTAAACAGTGTATCAGCGGCTAGAGATTTTAGATCACTGACTATAATTGTAATAACAAGTCACCCCTCTTGATGTGCTGTCGTTTTAGAGCCTGCTTGATTGCATCACACTTACGACATGTACGGCCTGGACATCCCCGCTTATAACTTATCCGGGTATTCATGAAAGAATATGCATGTCCTTGTGGGCAATGAGTTTTACGTATACATTTCCCAGCTAAGGTCTGATCAGAGCGTAATAAATTTTCCCTTTGACTAGTGATATGCAGATGTTGTGGATTAATACAGGGAGGATTATTACACATCATATGATCAACGACCAATGTTGCTTGGATAGGTCCATATAGCCATGTCATAATAACCCTAGTCGCCAAATCTAACCCATGTTTATAATTACGCAATCTAAATTGTCCATAATATGCAGGATTCAGGTATGCTTTCCATTCCCAGCATGCATTTTCATCAGGTAGACTAAATTTACGCAAAAACCGTCTCCACGTTTTTCTATCGGGCGGTTGCTGCATAGCGTTGTATAATTGTTCAGCTATTAAATCGGGATGCATATGCGTAAAGAAACCTTATTTTCACCAGTTTCAGGAATTGTATCTCAAATACTAATGCCTTCGGGCTCTATAGTCAAGGTAGATGAGTTAATTCTCAACATTGAAGTTATGAAGCTATTTTATGAAGTTACTAATGAATTGAATGGTAAACTAGAGCTGCTTGTTCATGAGGGTGAATTCGTACAAGAAGGACAAGAGTTAGGGACTGTTATTGAGGTTTAAGGATGGCAGCTGGAGTCTTTAGTTTTTCTGGACAGTTTGCAATTAAGCTCAATTCGGACTTTAATTACACATTAACTTATACTGATTCTACCACTGGCAATCCGGTTAATTTAACTGGCTACAATGCCAAAATGTCGTTTGGAAGCTCTATTCCGCCGGTTACTATCTATTTAACACTTTCCAGTACCGGAATGAGTCCAGCGATTACATTTAATCCAACGGCTGGGCAAATATTTTTAAATGTTACCCAAGCTGATATCGAAGCTGCTTTTGGTCCGTATATGGTTGGTGGTCAATTATTCATGGATTATGATCTGTTGTTATATCCAGGTGGAGGTCCTGCCGTTGATGGATTCCTGCAAGGGTCAGCAGCTGCGCTCAGTGGCGTAACAAGTCCATGAGCCTAGTCGAAGGAACAGTTACTATTAGTTCTCTACTGGGCGATTCAACCGTCACAGTAATTCCTGGACCTATTCAGGTCGTATCTATAGGTGCTCAAGGCCCAGCCGGCCCTCCAGGCAGTGGCAGTGCTGTTACGGCCCAATGCGGCGTTAACATAGCTGCTGGTATTGCTTGCGTTTTAGTCGGTGGTCTTTTATATCCAGCCGATCCTACGAACGTTACATTAGCCGGATTATACGTTGGTATTTCAACCGAAGCAGGGTTAACCGGACATCTTATAACAGTTAATCAGTTGGGGCAACTAAATACGACCGGCTTAACGGTTGGTAGTCGTTATTTTGTCGGTTTACTAGGTGTTTTATCGACAACACCCTTGGCGGTAGGTTCTACTTGGATGCGTTATATTGGAACTGCTCAAAGTTCAACTAGTTTGATTTTAGTTAGCTCAATCAGTATTGTTTTAGGTTAATCATGTTAAAATATTCTTAGATTTATTGTAAGGAGTTCAGATGGCTAGTAATACTAAGTTTGTAAATTTAAACGCCAGTGGCGATCTCCAACAATATGAAGGCCAAACTACAAGCTCAGGTGCCGTCAGTGGTGATATCGTTGCCCTTAATGGCTCAGCAAAAATCGACAGCTCTTTATTGCCAGCACTTGCTGCCAGCTATACCCCTAGAACCGATACATCTAGTTTTTCCGCTCTAATCAATTATTTTGAATCAGTAGATTTAGCTACGGCCGCTGCCAACGTAACCGCAACTTTGCCTGATGCTACAGCTTATTCAGGAGAAACATTAATTGTTCAAGTTTCTACGGTAAGCGCTTCTCATCATGTAGTTTTTGCAACAGTATCATCACAGACAGTTAATGGTTCTGCGCCTGCTTCATTGCCGGTACTGGTTAATGTCGATCAAACATATTTCTTTATTTCAGATGGTTCTAATTGGTGGACCGTAAGCCCAGTCACTGATTTAGCCCATAATGTTACCGGCGATCTGTCTGTCGCTAATGGTGGTACAGGACAAACATCGCTTACAGTTCATAATGTAATTTTAGGTAATGGTACAAGTGCAGTTACATTAGTTGCCCCTTCCGCTACACATTTTGCCCTTGTTTCTAACGGCGCATCGTCCGATCCTTCATTCCAAGCTTTAGATGTATCCGTTGCTGTAACTGGTGTTCTTCCAGTCCTGAATGGACCTGGAGTGATGACTGCAACCGCAGGCTCTACTAGTATTCCCGCCAATGCAATGATATATATAGATTCTTCTGGTCTGATTCAATTAGCCGACAACTCTACCCCTAAAAAAACCACAGGTTTTGCTCCATTAGCTATATCAGCTACTGTTGTAGGACAAGTTGTAATGGGTAATGGTCCAAACGCTGGTCTATCTAGTTTGACAGTCGGTTCTGACTATTATCTCAGTACGGCCGGAACAGTTACCTCTACCCTCCCCTCAACGACTGGATATATAGTCCAAAAAGTCGGTGTAGCCATATCTACCACTGAATTACAAGTAATATTGCAACCTCCAGTAGTCTTAGGTTAAAATCCGCCTGGTGCGTATTATAATATTCTTACCTACATTAATAAGGAAGGAATAATATCGCTGGTAATAAATATCTCACTTTATCATCCGGAACTGATGAACTCTTAGCATCCAATAACTCTTCAGCAGGCGCTGGAGATGCAAATAAGATTGTTTCGTTAAATTCCTCCGGTTTAATTGATAGTTCGATGCTACCTGCTATAGCATCAAGTTTTACTCCTAGAACTGATACTGCTAGCTTTTCTGCTTTAATTGCTCATTTTGAATCTGTTGATATCGTAACGGCTGCTGCTACTGTTACTGCTACCTTACCTGATGCAACAGCATTTTCTGGTCAAACATTATTAGTACAAGTATCTACGGCTGATGGGACAAATCATGTTGCCTTCGCAACCGTGAGTTCGCAAACCATTAATGCTGCCTCCGCTGCTTCCTTACCTACGTTATCTATTGTAGATCAAACCTATTTCTTCGTGTCCGATGGCGCTAATTGGTGGACTATTCAACCAGTCATTGATTTAGTGGCTAATGTTACGAATACGTTACGTGTACCTCATGGTGGTACAGGATTAGCTACAATTACCGCTGGTAATGTCGTGGTAGGTAATGGTACTGGCAATGTTGCCCTAGCCGCCCCAACATCAACTACTGGTATCCCATTAGTTAGCCAAGGTTCTTCGTCTACTCCTTCATTTTCTACCGCCGTCGTAGCCGGTGGTGGTACTGGACGCACTTCACTTACTCAATATGCCGTATTAATTGGTGAAGGTACTGGTCCAATCGATCAGGTAGCGCCTAGTGCTACTGCTGGATTAGCTTTAGTTTCAGCCGGTTCTTCGGCCGATCCTGCTTTTGGAGCAGTTGCTTTAGGTGCTTCGGGTGCTGTATCGGGATTTCTTCCATTAGCTAATGGTTATCAAACAATGTCTGTTACTGTTACTGAAACAATAGCAGCTGGAGCAATGATTAATTTATGGGCTTCTTCTGGCTTAAAAGTTCGTAATGCCGATAATACAGATGTTACAAAACAAGCTGATGGTTTTGCTCTTACAGGTGCTGCTTCTGGAGCGATTACAATTGTAATTGGTAGTGCTCCTAATACGCAACAATCTAGTTTAACAGTTGGAACACGTTATTTCCTTGGAACCGCTGGAGCAGTAACAGCTACAGCTCCTTCATCTAGCGGCGATTTGGTTCAAAGTTTAGGAATTGCTGTGACTACAACCGAACTACAAGTAATAATTGGCAACGTGACTACAATAGCCTAAAAATAATCTTACTGTTCGACAGTATCGAATATGGATATAATACGGTATATGAAAAAACTAATCAGTCTATTAATATGTTTAATATTTAGCACTCAGTGCTTCGCCGGGATTCCTGGGGCTGATTACCATCCCACCGCTTCGTCTCCAACGATTGGTACTTTACCTGTTAATTGCGGTGGTACAGCTGCTACTACGGGGACCGCGGCTATTAATAATTTAATTACTGGCAGTCCCAGTGTTGGGAACATAGTAGTATATAACGGCACTAACTGGGTGCCAGCAGCCGCTGCAAGTAATTATTTTGGTACGGGTGCCGATGGTGCAGTTACTATTAGTAGTAGTACAAATTTAACTTCTATAACTGATGGCCCGGCTATTATTCAAAATTACAGTTCGTTAACCGTTAATAGTGGGCAGATATTAAGTGTATCGAATAGATGTAAAGGTTTAATTATTTACGTCACTGGAAACTGTACAGTCAATGGCACAATAAGTATGAATGGTTTAGGGGCTAATGCTTCTGGTTCATCTACCAATATTATTGAATATTCATCTGCAACAGATGGTATAACTACAGGTGTTGGGCCAGTAACAACTACTACATACAATACACCGGCTACAGGTGGATCTGGTGGTGCTGGTGCTAGTGCTATTCCAGCTACAACTGGTTCAGCTGGTGGAACGTCAACTAATGCACCCGGTGGTGGTGGTGGTGGCGGTAGTGGATTTAATGCAGCTGGTGGTAATGGTACTGCTGGTACATCTTTTTGTGGTGGATCTGGCGGGGGTGGCGGATCTTATAATGGTGTAACTGGTGGTAATGCATCTACTAATGGTGGTACTGGCGGTGCTGGAGCTAATTGTGCTAATGGCCCTGGAGCAGGTGGTGGTGCTGGTAATCCTGGTGGGTCAGGTGGAACTGGTTCAGCTGGTACATCTGGCAGTACAGGCGGCGGCGGAGGTGGTGGCTATCTTGTTCTAATTGTTGGTGGAAATCTTACTATAGGAAGTAGCGGAGTTATATCTTCAAATGGAGGAAATGGAGGAAATGGTGGTACTGGTGGTGATGGTATAGGCGGTTCATCAGGCGGCGGCGGCGCAGGTGGTGGCGCAGTTTGGATATTTTATCAAGGTACACTATCTAATACTGGAACTGTGCAAGCTAATGGTGGTACTGGTGGTGTTAAAGCTAATACTCAAGGTGGTACTGGCGGTGCAGGTGGAGCAGGATCAGCGACCCTAGCGCAAATTCTATAACCATGTTAAACTATCAATACCCTTCAGGAGATTTTTATGGCAACTAACGCATCCGATGGACAAATACCTTATGACGTCCATCCACCCAATCCAGTCAATGCTTTGGCTGTTTCTTCGTCTATTGCTTATGATTTAATTAATGATACTGTTGTAGCTGATACCTCTAACTGGGTAGACTTTCGGGCGTTTAGTCGTGCAGCGATTGAACTTTCTGGCGGTGCTACTGCTATTATTTCAGTTCAGTTCTGGGGTTCATTAAGCGATGATAATCCATCCGTAAGCGGAGCTACTGGCTTTGTACTTGGTTCAGCGATAACAGCTTTAGGTATTACATTCGTATCTTGGCCCGGTGTTAGATGGATTAAGGCAGTACAAACTGGCGATCCAACCGGTGGTAATTTAAACGTTAATATTTCGGCGGTAGCCCCTTAAAATTTTAATCTGTACATAACAACTTATGCCTGATGGCATTTATTAGGGCATAGCCCTCAAGGAGACAATATGAGCGGTGATAGAAATCAACCAGGTGCTGACCCTAACGGTCCACCTCCATTAGATGATGCAGCCCTTAAAGGCAAACCACATCATTTAGAAGCACGTTTAGCTAGTCTGGAACCAGAATTGCGTGAGCTATTCGAAAAGGCGCTGGGTGATAAGCAAAATTATGAAAGAAATTATCGTGTAGCCGATGAAAAAGCCCGCAAAGCTGAAACTAAACTCACTGAAATGCTTAATAAAGAACAGGAAGCCGAAACAAAACGCTTAACTGAACAAGGTGAATATAAAGAATTAGCTCATAAAGCCGAAGCTAAAGTTCGTGAACTGGAAGAAAAATTCTCCAGACAGGCGGTTCAATCCAGCCTTGAGCGCGAAATGCTTGCTGCTGGAGCTTTAGAAACGGATTTACTGTCTACAGCATTACAAGCTAAATATGGTGACGAACTTAAGGCAGATCCATCTAAGGCTGCTGAATTAGTGGCGCGTCTCAAACAAGACAAACCATTATTGTTTAAAGCAGATGAAGCACCTACTCCAGCTCCCGTAGCGCCAGTTGTGGCTCCAAGCGTTAGACCAACCGGTCAACCTGGTATTGCACCGCAACCAGGCGTACAACCGACGCATTTTAATGCGTTAGATCGCAAGGTTCCATTGTCACAAGTTGAAGCTGAATTTAGACAAGCAACCAAAAACTCTACGTTTTAATGTAATAAAAATCGTAGCGGGGAAGTGTGCCCAGGATCGTATTTATTATCTTCCTGGGTTCTTTTATGAGTAAACATTTATACATTAACGAAAAATTATGTTAAACTATGTACATTCATAAGAGTTTTTACGTTAGATAACGTTGTTCGGCTAGAAGCCTTTTTAAACTCCAAGATTAAGTTTTATAAACGTCAGGAGTTAAAGAGGTATTTATTATGGCCGGTGGTTTAGTTCCTCCAGGAAGCGCATTTAATATAGCATTCCAACAAGGCTTTTTAGCCCGTTCGTTTGAAGAAGGTCTTGATTCAGAGTCAGCTTTTTCTCATGATGTTGTTGTCGAAATGATACCTATACGCGCAGGTAATAGTATCACTAAGACTAAAATAGGTCGTACCCCACCGCAACCAACACCATTAAATCCAGTCAATGTTACTGGTTTAGATAATGGTTTAACTGCCACAACCCCAAGTTTAGAACAATACACTTATAACGTGAATCAATATGCTGGTAACAAGCAATTAGATTTGTTAGAAGAACAAGAAGGTATTGCCGATCAATTAATGGCTTTAGCCCATACTAATGGTGTTGAAGCTGCTCAAACCATAGAACGTGTTCTTAAACAAACATGGTTCGCTGCATACAATACAGGCAACACCTGGATTCGTAATGCTGCAATGGGTGAAACCGATCCAACCACAGCTAAGATTTATGTTGATGACATTCGCGGATTCCAAGTCAATTGGGTCAATGGTGTTCCAACTCCAGTTGCTGTTGATAATCCACTTCCAGTGCAAGAAGTTGCATTTAATGGTGGCGTAACTCAAACATTCAATGTTGTAGCTGCTGTAGCTGATGTACCGACAAATTCTGTATATCCAGCATCCGTAGTTGGTAGTGCATCAGATGGTATATCCGGTTATTTAACTATTAATCCAGTTGCCGGTACATTACCAGTCGGTGGTGATGCCCTTCAATCCTCATTAGGATCTCCTGTTTATCGTCCAAACAACAAGCAAGGTACAAACCAACTTACTTCGCAAGATTTGTTAAGCATAAGTTTGCTTCAAACAGCTCAAGCAAGTTTGTCTCAAAATGCTATTCCCCGTCATCGTGATGGTACATATCATTGCTACCTTGATTATCATTCAATGACTGAATTGCTTATAGATTCTCAGTTCCAAATCATGTACGCAAGTCGTGGTAATAACCCTGAGTATCAAAACAACCAAGTATTTACTTTGTTAGGCATGACCTTCATACCTACAACTGAAGTTTACTTACAAGCATCTGTCGCAGCTGCTGGTATGCAAGCCTTGCTTCCTGGAACAAGTATCCACCGTGTATTGATTACCGGTATGGGTGGTTTGTACCAAGGACACTTCTCTGGATTAGAAAGTTTCGCTCAACGCGGTGAAGCAGTTGGTTCAGTCAGTAATATCTATATGGTTGATCACATAGCTCACATAGTACGTGCTCCTATCGACAATATGGGTCGTCAAGTTCAAATGACTTACTTATCCGTATTCGGTGTGGTATGTCCAACAGACTTAACTGCCAATCCTTCGATTATACCTACTGCTAGCAATGCTGCATACAAACGCGCTGTTGTTATAGAACACTGCTAAACCCTGGGAGGGAAATATGTCTGACGCTAAAGCTCAAATCGTAAATACACAAAACATGTCCAAGAAAGGCCATAGTGTTGGACGCCAACGTCCAATGTCTCCAGCTGATATGAGATTGCCTGGTGAAGGCAAAATCCAACCAGCCGTAGGCGAAGTGAAAGAAGGTTCGTTCCGTCCATGTGCTAAAGAAATGGATTCTATTTTCGGCAATTCTGTCGATAATGGCGGTCTAGATCATGTTTCAGGAGATGAATAATATGAATCGGTTAATACTTTCTCTATTAGCTAGTTTAACTTTATCCATACCTGCCTTTGCTCAATCTTTGGCTCCTAGTGATGTGCCTGGTTCCGTTTTAGTTAATGTATCTGCTACTGCTGTTTTAGCTGCACCATTAACTACCTTAGTTTGTGATGCAACTGCTGCCAGTATAACTGTGACTCTTCCTGATGCTACTCAAGTAGCAGCCGGTAAAGGACTCAAAGTTATGATGGTTAAAACGGGTTCTAGCCATACTGTATCATTAGCAACTGTAGCTCCATTTGGTAGCGCTACTGCTCAAACAATCAATACTCTTTCTGCTAGTTCGTTCAATTCTTCATATAAGCTTACTGCTCCTGCGACTAGTCTTTCATTAGTTAGTAATGGTTCCAACTGGGTAGCTTCGGCTGGCTCTCTCTAGGAGGTTGCTATGTCAGCTAAACCAGGAAAAGTAATACATGTTCAAGGTAAGTTGAAAACCAATATGCCCGAAACGGTTATGGGTAGCTCTACTATTGAACAAGCTTTCGGTGAATCTCCATTTAAAGGCGATTTTCCAACGCGATATGCGCGACGTTTACAAGACAGCGTTGCATTCGAACTTAATCCAGGTCCCGGTATATTAACAAAGGTAAGTGAATAATGAGCGAAGCTTTTAACGGATTGGTTAATCCAGCCCAAAATCCAACACTATTACCTAATTTCAATCAACCTAGCGTTCTAGGTCCCGTAGTGACATCCTTGTCGCCCAGCCAACTTTTAGCTGCTAACGTTCGCGTTGCTGCTAGCTTGGCGTTAACTCTATCTAGCTCAGTTGCAGATGATGATGTTTTGAATGTAGTTCTATCTAACAACAATTTGCCAGATGGGTCATTAACCTTTTCCTACACAACCAATGGTGCTGATACACTTGCTACATTAGCCGAAAACTTAGCCGCATTAGTCAATAGTAATCTAGTTGCTCAAGCTTATGGTATTTATGCAACATCTTTAGATGGTGTTTTAACTCTTAATGTCCCAGGAGAAGTTGGTAACTCTGCTTCCGTTACGACTTCAGTTTCTCCAGGCAGTGAAGTATTCACTCCATCCTCTGGTGATTTAACCGGTGGTAGCGGAATGATGATTCCATTATCTAATTTCTCAGCCTCCGTAGGCTTGAATATCCTTAATTTACGCCAAGGCCAACCAGTATTACTTGATAGTACTACGGTAGCGAATTTAGTCGCTTCCGGCTGTGCGGTTATGTAAGACCAGTTCGCAGAACTTATAAAATTCATCTGGCGTCATATCGCATTTAGTTTGATTCGCCCGCCTGGAGATCCATTCCAAGTTGTTTATACTATGCTTACCGCCTCTGCTAATGGGCTTTATATGGTCAAGACTTAGATTCACCCGTGGAATCAATTTTTCTAGTGTATAAGGGCATCTAGGGTTCTCTATGAGCTTCTTATACAGTTGTTTCGATAGCCGAATTCGTTTCTTTATTGGAATAAAGATTTTATGGTCCTGTATCCATGTTCTTAGTATTTCCCTGATGTAAGACTGCATGGCGATCGGTTCATCTGCATAGTTCTGTGTCTTACTTCTATACTCTTGAAGTCGTTCACTATTACATTGTCGGCAATAGTGATCTAATCCATCCTTTGCATGGCGATCTTTATTAAATTTAATCGATGGTTTACTGTCCATACAGCGGCAGCAGCGTTTCATCCAGTAATTGTATAGCCAGCATTGGTGACGATCAACTTACAGAATTCTAAGAATTCGGCGTCTGTTTTGTCATGTTTGTGCCTGTTGTATTCAGCTGAAACCCATTGCAGATTATCTAAAGTATAGATTTGAGTTATATCGCGGCTCACTGGTGTTTTATGGTCCAAGTGCATATTTTGTCCGAAAATTAAAGGTTGCTGTGTATAGGGACAGACGGAGGTATCTTGTGCCATTTGTGTTAATTGTTCAAGCATACATTTTCGATCTTGGATTGGCATGTCCATCCAATTGACCTGCTTCCTTGTTTTAGCTTGTTTGTATAAAATTCTATAAATTGCATGATAAATACACATGACTATACCTGAAACAGTAGGTTGACAGCAAAGTTGGCATAAGCCCTGCTTTTGCCGCTTACGTCTTAAATTCATTGCAGCGTATCGCCAACTGGCTTGTTTGCGATCTTTTTGTCTACAAGTTCGACAATAAGTACAGAAGCCATCTTGCATACGGACGTCTTTACTGAAATTTTCAATTACACTCATTTCTTGGCATTTGATACAGTATTTTTTTATCATATGTCCATATTACCATAGTGGAATACTGGTATATAGCTTAAAATATATTCATACAACAAGTGTGGAGTATTAATTAATGCTATTAGAGCAAGAGAAATCCGATGTACGACGCTTCCTAGATTACTCTGTGATCGGACTTTGGCGTCAGTCCCCCGTCGGCGGTTCCCTAGCACCCGTCAATACTGGATTTAGATTTTTTAATGCTTATGGGCAGTTGGAATACAAGATGAATAATCTTCAACCCAATGAAGAAGCACGTTTAACAGGTAAGCCTTATGGAGCCATTGGCTTCTCTCAAGGTAACCCAGTAATGTCTTTAATTCCTGTTTTCCCAGGCTCAACTTTTACAGTTTCAATCGCATCGGCTATCTTGTCAGCCAGTCCTGTGACGGAAACTTATACTGTAGTGGATGGCGATACCTTTTTAACTATCTGCGGCAAAGTTGCTAATCAATTTGCACAGAATGGTGTATTCAGTAGTGCCGGTATGATTGCTGTTAACGATTTTGGAAGCGGTCCAAATGGTCAACCTAATAATGCATCTCAATTAGTTACGTTTCCAATTGTTTCTTTTATGGCACCATTTCCAGGACAAGCTTTTACAATTACAGTTACTGGCTCTGGTCAAACCATTCCCCAGATTGTTCAACAAGGTATTCCGCTAAACCCATCTTTAACTAGCAATCTTACGTATCCGCCTACAGTAGTGTGGGGCTATTTACCTATATGCAATTATCTAGAGGACCAAATGGTTGGATCGGTTTCTGATAATTTAGCAGTCTATAAAGGCAACAATGCTACATTGCGGGTATCCGAAATGAAAGATAGGCAAAAATTGTTCAAGATGTATTGCAATCGTATGGCTGTCTATTTAGGCATTATGAAGAACCCTGATAATGGGGCTATTACCAACTCAATGACTATAGGTAACTGGAGTATAGTTTAATGGCTAATTACATTAGCATAAATCGTATTCTTCAGAACGCCTATAATGTTTTAGCACAAGTTACGGGTATTCCCTGGTTGGTCTACAGAGTCCAACCTAATTCAAGTGGTGACGTAATCCAACCACAAAACCTAATCCGCACCAATGTTCTAATGGACCGCCGCCCAATGAAAGGCTCTAATCCTGGATTCGAAGGCGATAAAGCACTCCAGAGTTTCTGGTATGAAATTATAGGTAATTGTTTGCCATTTCAAGTGGGCGATATTTTTGTTAGCAACGATAAAGTATTCAACCGCGGCGATGTAACAGCGCCATATCCAACGACTGAATTTGTAGGTATGTGCTTAGCTGAGAATATGCCAACGATGCAGCCAATTTTTGGACGAATCAATACAACAGCCCAACTATATACACCGAATATTTATCCCACAACTCAATCAGGATTGATACCGCAGCAAAATTTGTACGACTCTACTTTACCTAATATGATGCCTATTATTTTACAGAACGGAAATTTTATTCCATTAAATGCAGGGCAGGAAGCGGCTTTAATTCCTATTGGAGTAATGTCACGTCGATCTTATGGCGGCGAAATTTATAATCAGCCGACAGCAAATATGCCACCAGTGGAAAAACGGCTTGTGTACCTACCTCCATTAAATGGCTATCAAGCGAAAGCAGCCGATATGCTAGTTTTTAGCGATGGGTCCCGTTATAGAATTGATAGTAATTATCATCAGACTTCGGGTGCAAGTGGGAATGTATTCGTATGCTCTAAACATCTGACGGGTTCGGGCCAGTAATTATATATCCGTAAGATTTAATGATAGTTTTACAGTGTTCCAAATATTGTTCATCAGTCATATCTAGCTTATGTTCATTATATTCTTCGGATACCCACTGGAGATTATCTAGATCTAAGGCCTTCTCAGGATAGTGCTTGACTGGTTGTTTATGGTCCAACTGAGCATTAACGCCTATAATCAGCGGTTGCTTAGTGTACGGACAAATAGGATTATTAGTCAACATATCACATACCGGTTGTGTAAGATTTTTTATATAGATTTCTTTATGTAATTTCAGATGTCGTCCCGCAAAACGTAGTCGTTGTCCTACGCAATGGAAAAAACATTTTGATTTATTTGGCAATGTCGGAGCGCCGCATGAACGACATAAATTCTTTTCCTTATATTTATCCCGTATTATGTTTAACGCTGCTAGTTGTTGCTGATATCTTTTAGGATTTTGCAACCTAGCCTGCGCTTGTGTTTGACTACAGCAAACTTTACATCTACTAGATTTTCCATATTTACCCCGTGGTACACTATGAAAACAATCTAATGATTTTTCTATTTTACATATGGAGCATTGTTTGATTTTTGATAGCATCTTAAAAAGTATAACACATAAGGAGTAAATTTTGGCAACGACTGATATGATATGGGCTGCATTACAGCAACAAATCTTAACTGCATTTCAGGGAACTAATTTATTATTACCGAATCAAGTAACGGCCATTTTTCCACTCCCATTACTTGCAACTGATTGGCCGCCCGTACAAAGTTTAGCAGGGGTAGCTTCAGGAGCGATACCAACAATTATCTCAATATTTGATAAGGGTGGTGAACGCAATAACACCACCGCCATTCCTATCTTCTATGCACTCCCACCTACCTTGGGAACTCCAGGAGCTATTCTTACACTCAATACACCATTTTTACCAGCCGGTGAAACTATCACTTTAACTGGAAGCGGAGTGCCATTAGTGAATGATGCTTTCTGTTTAACATTAGCCGCTGGTACTGACGATCAGTTTCAACTTTTTGCCAACTATACAGCCTTAGTTACAGACACATTGGTTAATGCATTAGACGGTATGGTAACTCAAATTAACTTACTGACTGGTATAGTAGCCAGTAGAACTGGTAATGTCATTACAGTAACTAATAGCAACCCAGCTAGCTATGATGTTTGGTCCGAAGTAGTTAATGTCGGTAGCTTCACTCAAGAAGGCTTCCGTTGGGATAGAGATATCCAAGTAACGGTTTGGTCTAGAACTCCAGCAGATCGTTCGAAATACGGCAATATATTGGAGCAATTATTTGCGCAAATGGAAGTGAACTATGGGTTCTTGGCGGCTGACAATTCCGCTTGCCGGGTGACGATGACCGATTTTCATATTTGGAAGGATTCTCAGTTACAGGATATATATAGGTACGACTTCATGTTACAAATATCTTATCCAGTTTTAAATACAATCCCAGGATTCTTAATAGAAACGATCCCTCAAGGGTTTGCTTCACCAGTACCTACAGATTAGTATATAATTCACCTATAATCCGAAGCCCTGGTAAGGATTTGTTCAGGTATGTCGTTGAACCCGCTTTACGCTTAATCACGGCCCAGAGCCCTTTATTATTAAGTTATATTACATTGTTACGTAATAACATCGACGTAATATTATCCTTCTGTCATAACTGAGACAGAGGTACAGACAATGAATGAAGAATTTGAATTCGTAGACTATATTGATGAATCAGTAATCGAAGAGCACTATCAAAGTGAACGCTTACATGTAATTGAAGAGTTACGTTCATTGAAGATTCATGCAACTCCCGAAGTAGGCATACGTCATTATTGGCTGACGAAAGCCCGAAACAAGTGGCGGGAATGGGCTTGTTTAAAATGGTTATTCGAACGTAGTGGTCGTCAGATTGACTATCCCAATCTAGACATAGAAACAGTAAAAAAATGTTGTCATATACACCTAGAGGCTTGCTTCTTAGCTAGTTTCGATAATTGCGATTTGGTTGAGCCTAGATCTCAGGAGTATCGACCGGAATGCCTAGTTTGTACCCCAAACTCTGAATGCCCTGCCTGTTATCAGAAGCGATTAAACGTATGGAGGCCAATATGAGATTCATCAGTGGACTTTTTGGTGGACTTTTTGCGCTGCAAGTAAACACGCAAACCTATACGGGACAAGTATCTCAGGATGTAGCACAACCGGTCATTCGGCAGGACATGAGAGTGCAAATCCCAACCGAAGAACCTACCAAGGTACAATTACGATTGCCTTCAGTTCAACGTATTAAATCTGCTTTAGGCTTTTGCTATCACTTAAATAATGGAATTGTGTACTATATAGACCCTAATTGTGATCTTAATGGGCGTATTCAGTTAGGCGATTGCTTTGTGGCTATGGATGGTCTAGAACCTAATTATGCGATGCATATTCATCACAATATTGGCAATGTTCATACGCCTGTTAAGTGTACATTTTTCACCCAATTCGGGCAGCAAACATTTATATGTTTTCGTCACCCGATTGCTTCTTTTGGTCCCGACTGGCACCCTTAATGATTATCTTTCGGTGGTTCAGTGGGGCATTGCGTTATCTTCTTGACGGCCATAGCGCTGATAATACCTGTTAGTGATGCAATACAACCGGTTAACAGTGTGTCATTTACTATATAAGTGACTTGATGCATCGCAGCAAAATATGGCAATATAGTGACACTTAAGATTAATATCGCTAGTGTCAATATTGCAATAATGGCTATGAAGTTGGCAACCATATTATTTATGCATAGCCATGTGGGTTAAAAGAAATCCCATGCTAAACATACATACAGCTACTAGTGCGTCCAGTAAAAGCATTTGCATCTTATATACCTGCTACTAATCGTAGTGCTGCCAAAGCGGCATTAAGGTCTATGGACGCTTGTTGAGCATCTGCCATGAGCTTTTGTGCATCATCTAAGGCTAATTTGCCTTCAGATTCAAGCTGAGCCAGGGTTGCTGGATCGCTAAATTTTTCTACCAAAGCCATTAACTTACCAAGTTCTCCCGATAAATTCACAACATTTAGTTTTGGTTCTAATTCGTCTGCCATTATACCCTCCACGGTATCTAATTCGATTATTTTGTATTATACATGAAAAATATTTCGGTTAAAGACATCTAAGGGTCAACACTTTCCGATCCTGATATAATGCTTAACATGAAGCAATGCAATACATGTTATAAATACTTGCCTTTTACGATGTTTTTTTCTTTATCAACAAGAGCAGATGGGCGCGATCATCAATGTAAGCAATGTCAAAAAAAATATAAGCAAAACTTATATGCAAAATGGAAATTAATCAATAAATGTCGTTATTGTCCAAAGCAAGCGACGATTCAAGCTGGAAAAAAAGATTACTGTATTGAGTGCTGGGTTGATTATATTGTGAAGGCGATGGTTCGGGCTACTAAAAAACGCTATCATACTCCGATTACCGCCGATGAAATTGAATATTTAGTAGAAGGTTTATATAATCAATTAATCATCACCCCTAGATGTCCATATACTAACGAACGATTGATTCCCGGAGAAAATGTCGATTTAGATCATAAAATACCGAAAATTCGCGCCCCAGAATTAATCTTTCGTTTAGAAAATCTTCAGTGGACATCTAGAACATACAATAAAGCCAAGGCAGATATGACTGATGGAGAGTTTGCGGCCCGATTTATATTAAAAGCGTGTAATTAACCCTAAAGTAGGTTAAAATATTCTCAGAGTTACAATTGCTAACATTCTGGGAGTGTACTACCTTGCCGATAATTATCAACCCCGATCAAATTAACCCATCAGCCTTAACGGTTCCAGCGGTTTATTTAGTAGTTCAGCCTCCGCAAGCCTCCATTACGGGCGCTCCGGCTTCTGTGGTAGGTATGATTGGTACGGCCTCTTGGGGTCCTTTAAATAAGGCAACTCTGATTGGTGATATGGCGTCACAAAATGTTCTCTTTGGTCCAGTGAGTGCCGCTTCATTAACTGATATTCATGATGCTGCTACAGACGTATGGACATCGTTACAACAAGCTAGTCAACTAGGCTTATCTATTCAAGAAGTGCGTGTATCTGATGGTACAGATGATGCTGCCAGTCTGGTAGTGAATGACAATACCGCAGATACACAAACTCTTTTAGTCGGTGGAAGTAAAACTACTGCCGATGTTATAAATTTAGTATTTACAAACAGCGCCATAACTGGTAGTCCAGTTACTGTACCTTATACTGTTTTATCCGGCGATACATTATCAACGATTACAGTAGCTCTTAAAAATGCTATTAATGCAAATACCGCACTAACCGCTGCTGGTATTAAAGCCACATCAACATCTTTGACAATTACTGTTACAGCTTCTACAGATTTAGATATCATTCCTGTTATCACCTATGCCATAGGGAGTAATACTGAAACTATCACCATTACATCTCCTTCAGCCGTTATTGGCGGTACTTTAACAGCTCTTTATACGGGCGTCCTTGGTAATGCAATTCGCATGTCGATTCTTCCAGGCACTAGTTCGACTTTAGTGAATGTTCTATTAACCGCATGGGCCGGCAAGTCTCAAGAATTTTATCAAGCACTGCCAAATACTTCTGCTTTCTGGGCAGCTTTAACATCAGTTTTAAGTGGTGGAGCTGGTCCAACCCGCCCAGCATCGCAATTAGCCCGCTTTGTCGCTGCTAGTTCAACTCATGCTCCACAGTTACAAGTTGCAACACCACTAACCGGCGGCCTTGATGGTCGTAGTGGAGTTACTTCAGCTATGTTAGTTGGTTCTCCAACTGGCGGCGCTAGTGCTCAAGGATCGGGTTTATACGCTCTCTTAAAATGTATTCCATCTGTACAGCAAGCATGGTGTGTTGGCTTAGCTGATATGACTGTTGCTCCAACAATTCAAGCGATTGGATCTCAAAATGGCATACTGATGGCTATTTGTGAACCAATAGATACTACTGTTTCAGCAGCTGTAGCTGATTTAAATAGTTACGGTATTGATAATTATCAAGTGATGTGCTTCATAGACTGGCCTCAAATGTTTGATCCAGTTAATGGGTTGTTACGCTACGTTCCTCCGACTGGTCCTTTGGGCGGTTTAATTGCTGCTTTAAGCCCAGAACAATCTCCATTAAACAAATCGCTACAGGCAGTTGTCACTACATCTAGATTGGCTAATATTGGCCCTTACGATGATGCCGATATTGGTTTAGCTAATACAAACGGTATCGCATTGGTGAGCAATCCTATTCCAGCTGGTCCTCAGTTTGGGTTTGTTACCGCTGTGAATACATCCTTAAATAATATTGGTACTGCACCAATAGAATACTCACGCATGACTAATTTCTTAATTCAATCAGTTGGTGCTAATTTAGGCCAGTTCATTGGTAAGTTACAGTCACAACAAGTTGTAGATCCAGTGAGATCTGCAATCAAATCTAATTTGAATTCATTCTTAGCGCAACTAGTCTCTAACACTCAGTTGGATGCATATGTAACTCTGTGTGAATTTAGCCAAACTAATAACAGTCCTGGTTACAACACTCCTACAACTATTGCAAAACATATTTGTAGCGTATTCGTTGCCGCAACATATTTGTCTTCTATCTGGTATTTAATATTCACTCTACAAGGCGGAACTACAGTGAGTGTCCAAAATGTAGTATCGTCTCAACCGGCTTCATAGGAGTAAATCAAAATGGCTTTTGCAAATATTACTGGAATGACAATCGGTCAAGATTTACGTCTTGTTCTATTCACTCCTGTTGGCTTAGCTGGTGTGGCTGCTGGTGGTGGATTTACATCTGATGCTTTAGGTAGATTGGTTGGTATGAATGCTAATCCAGTTATTCAAGAAGTTAATGCAACTCCAATTGATAATGGTGGTATCCGTATAGTACGTAACATCTATCAAGGTTGGAATGGTGATTTAGAATTCGTTCGTTACAATGGCAATGCATCACTCTTAATGGCATCTATTATGAGTATATTCAATAACCTGGGTAATGAAAGTTATTTCAATATTGAAGCTGTTGTCTATAATGTCGTTTCCCAAACAACCGATACATATACATTCTTAAATTGCGTTCTATCTCAAGTAGATATGGGACGTTTCGCAGAAATTGCCCGTGTTGAACAACGCATTCACTTTGAAGGTCAAAATATGTTGATCAACGGTCAAATGCCTACGTCTCTTCCAAGTTTAGGAAATCTTCCAGGTTCTAACGGCAACCCCTAATGCGAAAGCTATCTGATTTAATCTCAGATATTCAGTACGAACTTAAACAAGTACCCGTTCAGAATGCTGCTGCGTTAACTGTGCTAGGTTTTGAAGTGCAGTTGAAAGTGCAGAGCATGATTGGAACGCATCAGCTATTCTGGAAAGATTTAGCACGTAGTACAGTTGAAACCAAGCAACGCAAGAAATGGGGCAAGGGTGGAGATGCTTCTAGTCCATTGTATGCGAAAGGTGATTTTGAACGAAGTATTGAATATCGATTAGTAGGCCGAAATAGGGTACAGATTTTTAGTGAAGCTGAGAGCGCACAGTACACGGAGAGAGGGACATCAAAAATGCCGCCCAGGCCAGTGTTCAAACCGGCTGCGAAGATAGTTTTACGCTCATGGGTTAATAAGGGTACATTAGCTAATTTTTATTTAAAATCGCTCAGATAAGACTTATATGAATTGCTTGTAATGTATTAAGGATGAGAATTACTTATACTTAATTCGTTATAACAAATTAGGAGTTTACTATGGCAGAAGTTAAATATGAAGATAATGATAAAAAGGATGAAGTGGTAGCTGAAGTCAAGCCAGAGGAAGCACCGAAATCCTCACAACTTCGACCAGATGTAGAATTCAAACTCCCAGACGGGAGAGTAATTCGCATGGGTAAACCAGCGGTGCCAAGTGCCATGTTGTTACCTAGTATCATCGCCAGTATGACCGATCCAGACAAAAAATCCGATCCAGCCCGTAATGAGTTCAATAGTCGGATGTGCCTATTCGTGCGCTCTATAGATGGCAAACCTATGGTCCTACCAAGCTCCGCCGCTGAAGTTGGTCTTATCATGCAGCAACTAGGTGAAGACGGCTGCGACTTGGCTCTAGATGTTTATTTTAATCACTTCGCCCCCTTAAGCTCCAGCCAGCTTGAGATCATAAAAAAGTAGTAGATAGCGCCTTTCTGAATGAAGTGGCGTTTCTGATACAGAATGGTTTTTCATTAAATGATGCGCTAGAGCTAGACCCACTCTTGCGGCTTTCGTTTGTTTATATTTTCCAGCAACAGAAGGGAGCGCATGTCAACTGGAAAACGGGTGAAATCACCCATGAATAACCTATAATTAATATATGGATAAAGTAGGCATAGAGCTTCAATTAAAGAGTAACCTGGAACAGCAGTTAAAGGTGATCTTGCCTATGCTCCAAAAAATGGATGGTATGTTCTCTAAGATGAACAAAACCTTATCTATGATGGAGTCTCAGCAGAAGAAAGTTAATCAGCAGTTCCATGCTATGGGTCAAAGCATCGATTCTGTGACCCGGAAAGAACGTGGCTTGCAGAATATACATACTGGCGTTAGAAACGTTGGTACAGCCGCTACAGGCGCTACTAGACAAGTCGGAATGTTAGGCGCTTCCCTGGGCGGCTTAATGCGTACAGTTGCTCCCCTATTAGGAATTTATAAGCTTATCCAAGGCGTAGGCGCTGTAGGTGGTAATGCCGTTGATTTTGAAAAGAATGCACAACGATTAAAACTAAGTCGCTATTCAGGTGATGAACAGGCTGAGATTAGGCGTAAAGCGTTGTCATTAGCTTCGTCCGGGAAATATACCATGAATGCAGCACAGAATGTCGATTATGCAATTAAGGGTGCAGCGATTTCACCTGACACCAGGGGTGTAATTGATTCAATGGAATTAATGAATCGAATTGATTTAGGTATGCGTAAGCTTAATGTTGAAGATTCAAAAGAGGGTGCTACTGGCATGCTTATGAATCAAATCTGGGAAAAGATGGGCGACCGTACTATTAAACAAAAATCAGAGACTGCTAATTTGTTGGCTCAATACGAAGGGTATTATGGAGGACAAGTTCCATTATCACAATTCTCTAGGCAATTACAACAATCACGCGGTGCTAAGTTGGGAGCTAATAAATTCTCATTATTTGGAGAATTATTTCACGGTATCAGTGAACAATTAACAGCAGGCGGCGGCGGTGGTGGAATGGGCGGTGTTGGTTCGTCTGCCTTGGCCTTGGATAGAATATTCTCACAAGGTATTATGTCTAAGCAGATGATTGGTATCTGGAAAGAAGCAGGTATGTTTCCTGGTATCGAAGAATTTGCTCAGCATCATAAAGGCCGCGGTGGACGTTCTACATATATAGATATGCCATCAGGTAAGCATGTGTTGCATAATGGTGGTACTCTAACTGGCGCAGGTAGTGATACTTATAATAAAGATGTTTATCATAATTATTTAGCTCAAAAACCACCACCGTGGTATGAGCAGGCAGCATCTGATCGTATTGGATTCTTACAAGGACCAGTGAAAGCTGGTATGGAGCGTTATTTTCATCTTAAACCTGGCGAATTCGAAAAACAAAAAGATGTCGAACAGAAGCGCATGGTTGGAACATTCTTCTATGGTGCTACACAAAAAGCCATTGGTGAAGTGATTGAAATCATGACTGGACGATATGAGAAGACCGTCAAACAACAACAGCTTGGAGTTAAGGGTGCTAAAAATCTAGATCAGGTTTTAGCTACCAGTACTTCTGTTGAAGATCGCTGGGCTAAGATGATGGCAGCGTTTGAAGCGTTTGGTAATGCACTGGGAGATAATAAACAAGTTGTTGCAGCTTTGAATAGTGGTATCGATACATTAAGTGCATTGATTAAAATTTTAAATGATAATGTAGGACCGATTGCCACATGGCTTACCGGAAACGCCAGTCCTGAAAAAGCCCTGATGCGTCCTGGTACTCAGATTGGTAATGCACTGGGAGATCGTTTATTTGAAGCCGGTCAGGTTGGCCAACATTTTGCTGGTCAGGGTGGTCGTTTAACGACACATACAAAATCTGGTAGCAAAGACTGGGCTGCTGATTATCGAAAATTAAACGTACCACCGCCCCCGCCCGGCATGAAATCTTCATTTCTACCCTTACTTGGAGCTGGTTTACCTGCAACACATGGTCAAGGTCAATATATGATCGCACCACCACATGTTGAATCTTTAGTTGATGCAAATTTAGCTAAATCTTTTAAATCATCTGGACGCTTAAATCTTAATCCACCACCACCACAACCGATTACAATTCATAACGATATCCACCTGGATGGTAAGAAAATCGGAGAGCACGTTAGCCATCATGTAGAACGCAAGCAACTCAAATCCGCCCAAAAGATGAATCATGCAGCTAGCAATCCCGGCGGTAGTTATTCACCGAAAATCTATAGCCACGGAGTAAGTCATTAATGCCACTCATCGATACATTATTGCAAAATTCTATTTCTCCAGAGCATAAAGCTATTATTCAGATGCTCATAAGTGAATCTGTAGCAGCGCACTTGGACCCTATCTTTATTGTTAGCATTGCCACTTTAGAATCTGGACTCAATCCGTATGTTGTTGGCGATAACTATCAATCATTTGGTTTATTTCAATTAAATGTACATGGTGAACTAGGTAAGCTAACGCCTGATGAGGCCTTCGACCCCCTTATCAATACACAAACTGCTTTAAAGTACATAGCGAAATATTATACCCCTGGACTAGATCCCGGTCATAATGCTGCTAATTGTCAGCGTCCTAAGTATAGAGAACTGTATGCGATGACTGTGAATGCTATGTATCCATTAGTAAAACAACTATTGAATAAGCTGGGAGTTTATCATGGCTAGTATATTGCAAGGTTTAGGCGCAAATTATCAACCACTTCAATTAGGTAGTTTTACATTCTATCAATTTGAAGTACCAGAAGATTTACCTAATCTCTTTGGCGTTCAAAAATTAGCAGTCCATGATTTTTCTGGTGGCACTAGAACTGTTCAGGAGTTAGGTTCGTTTCCGGCCGATGGTGTTGAATGGCATGGAGTATTTTTCCAGGGCGATACTCAATCTGGCACTAGCGTACCGATTCAACGCGCTAGCTTACTTAATACAATGCGTGTCACCGGTACAGTTCAGCGCCTTATATGGGGTCCTTTCCAGTATGATGTCATAGTTCACGAATTCGAAATCACTGGTAAGATGGCTCAGGAATTACAGTATCGTATTAAAGTAGTTCCTACATTTGACTATACAACAACATCCAATCAACCACCATCTACTACCTCTCCATCTGCTGCTGTATTTAATGCACAGACTGGTGTGACTGCTGCTGTCACTTCAACAACAGGCTTATTATTACCTCCTATTATTATTGCCTCTGCAACATTTGTAGCTCAGAGTGCTACAGCAGCTGTTATATCCGCTAATGGTAATGTTTCCAGTATTACGAATGCTCAGCAAACTGCTCTACAGGCACAAATCACAGCAGTACAAATAACATTACAACCTGTTATTAATGGTTCTGATTATGGCCAAGCAACAGCTGCTGCTACACTATCAGCCAGCTTATTTACTTTAAGCCAAACATTAATGGTTAATCAAGTTATTCCGATAGCTACGATTGTTGTATCGAATCCGAACCTCATGCAATTAGCTTCACAATATTATGGTGATAGTACGTTATGGCCCTTAATAGCACAACAAAATAATTTACAAGATGTGCTTCCTATTGGATTGTTTACCTTAACTATTCCACCCACCAGTATTCAAACTTCGCTAATACCAACATCATGAAACATTATTGCACTATGTTTGGACTATTTTTATTTCTTCGATTAATGGTCGTTGACTATCCTGATTATGTAGTCAGGACTATAATTGCTGCTCCATTTGATGGTTGGTATGAAGTGAAACAAGTATATCGGAATCGGCCATGAGCAACAATGTACGACAGTTAACAACGCAAGTGATTCTAAATGGACACACAATACCAGTTCTTCATTGGCAATGCCATCTCACCTCCTATGGTAATTTATGCACATTTGAAGTTACGACTTCTATTCAGCAACTAAAATCAATCAATTATGATATATTTGCCGATCAGCAAAAAACTGATCCGATGGAATGTCAAATTATTCTTCTTGATAGCACTCAAGGTAGTTCGCAGATTATTTTTGATGGTATTGTTGACACGATTGAAGGCATCTGGGAAACGGATGAAATTGAAATCAATGGTCGGGATTATAGTGCAGTGTTACGTGATAAGACTGAAACTTTGGATAAATATCTGAATCAAACTGTTAGTCAGGTAGTGCAAAGCATTGCAGATGACAATGGCTTACAAGCCAATATTCAAGTGAGTTCTGTCATGGCCGGTATCAAGGCGTCTACATTCCAGGGTGAAGACTGGGCGCTGAGCACGTCACCTAGGCCGCTCTGGAAGATTATCACACAATTAGCCGACGAAGCAGGTTATGTTGCCTACGTAGATCAACATAAAGTATTACATTTTGCCGCCCCAGGCCTGGGTGCAAGTTCACATAAATATTATTGGCGTCCGACTCCATCCTCTGCCGATATCACACAAATTCCAATTTTAACATTATCTATCATGCAGCAATCTAGACGATGTAATAATTTCACTTTACGACTACATGGATACGATAGAGACGGTAAGGCAACGATCATTTATGAACATGCAGTAGGTGATGGTACAGGTAAGTTTATTAGCATGAACCGTCCAGATATTAATGCCCAGAATGCAGAACAATTATGGAATGCAGTAGCTGATGAAATTCAACGTAAAAATCTAGTTGTTAAAATGGTCGTTGAAGGTGATTCTAGTTTAAATATTAATGACCAAGTAAAAATATTCGAAGCCGAATCAAACGATTTATTAGGATTAGATAACAGGCAATTATTTATCGTAGGGATAATGCAGAGCTTTAGTATGCCTGATTATGGTTCATCTGAAGGCGATGGCTTTATGACTCACCTAACGTGCAATCAAATTACACAGGGTGTTAGTTAAATTAACAGATATGATTGTTTATGTATGTATGGATCTTCGGATTCTTGATATATAGGATGACTAAGATTTAAAAATCCTAATGTAAACGTCACACTAATAACAAAGACTAAAAATCCAATTACTAACCATTGAAGTAATGTCATAGATTATGGTCCAACACCGCCGAATGTATTGGCAACACACCACCAATTAGAACCATCCGAAACAAATCTCACACTTGATCCAACGACAGTTAAATACGTGAAGAATGTAGCTGCTCCACCATTAATAGTTTGCGAACTGGTTGAAGCGAATTTAACATTGTTGCCAGCTACTGCATAGGTTACGGATATCTCCTGTCCCGATTCCGCAACTGCGTCCGCTAAGGTTATAACAACGTCACCGCCGCTAGTATCTACAAAATAAGAATTCATACTATAGGCAAGAGTATCGCTACTGACAGAATGTGCGGATAAAATTGATTGCAGTTGAATAGTATTTCCGTTAGTAGACATTGCTATTTGTCCAGTTTGGTATCCGTTATTAGGACCGTTAAATAATCCAGCTAACATATCGCCACTAAAAGAAGCATTCCAATTAGTTCCATTGCTAATAAAAGTAAACACAATTGCTTGCGTTCCACCGCTAAACCCTTGGTTATACCAGAAGTTACTAGCATTAATAAGCTGGCCGGCAGTCGTAGCGAAAAGTAATGAATATGAACTTGAACTACCCTGATTTAAAATAACAACTAATTGTTGTCCTGGATATAAAGTTGCATCAGGCAAAGTTGCAGTTACGTTGGCTGATGTTAGTGTTACTAGATCTACTTCCTGCGTATGAGCATTGAAGTCGCTAGATTGAGCAACTACATTCAGCGCCAATGGAGCCGGTGCATATGGTTGTTGAGAAGGTGCTAATTGATGCCAGCAGTTAATACCATCACTAATAACAGTAACTGGTGCAGAATATGGTATACCATGACCATTGCCACCAATGACTAACTGTCCTCCAAACGGAGTACCCGATAACCCATTAAAGAGTTCAATATGATCACTACCCTGTGTTTCAATAGTAGTTTCATATAAACTAAAAGTATAACTTTGAACTATGGTGAACATCTGTCCCAAACAGGTCGATGCCACTGGTAAATATAGAACTTGGTCACTACCAGATGGTGCTACAACGATTACACTTGGCGAATTAACTGTTAATGTTGCGCCTGTATTTACCGTTAAAGAACTGACTGTACTCAACCCATTAAACCAACCAGCAGTGCTACTGGCATAACTTAATATCTTATTATCAGATCCACCAACAGGTAATCCACCACCACCGCCGCCTCCGGATAATGTTTGAGGCACCCAGTTAGTGCCATTCCATACGGGGACTTGACTGACAAGGGCACCTGAGTTAACTAGTTGATTTAAATTAATAGCCGGACTACCAGGGGCCCAATGCGTTCCATTAAATAATAATGATTGACCAACGCTAGCGCCACCAGCCTGTAGTGAAGTTAGAGGTATGGATAAAGCACCTAAATTATTTGTTTGAACCCAAACAGCGGCACTAGTAGCGGCATTCACTAATTGATAAGTAAAACCCGTTACTGTGTTGTACCAAGCTGAGCCAGGAGTATATCCCTGTGTATTGTCATTACTAGAAGTAGGTGCTACTGAAGCAACGAAGTTATTAAGCGGCGCTGATGCTACCTGAAATATACTTCCGTTATAGACCTGCATAGTCTTATTGGTACTGTTGAATAACCAAGTTTGTCCAGAAACCGGAGCAGATAGTGAACTGCTATCAGGTCGAACAAATAAGCCAACTTGCGTATAGCCTGGTTGTATTAACAGGAAGAAACATAAACTAGAAAGAATTAACTGACGCATATTATTTCACCCTTATATAATTAACTACAGCTGTTGAAACTACATTCGTCGAATAAATTGTAAATCCAACACCTGCGGATACTGCTACTGATAATTCTTCCGCTAGGGCTGTGCTACCTGCTACTGATACTACTACTATACTACTAGAGGTTATACTAGCATCTGCTACGGCAACGCTACCTGCTGTTAGAAATGTTGCTTGGCCCGAAGTGAATAATGCAGTACCCGTACCACCATGAGCTACTGATACTGGTGTATCTAAATTTAATGTTGGACTAGTATCTAATGTACCACCACCAGTTAAACCAGTGCCAGCAGTAACACTTAATACATTATAGGCTGGTGCTCCAGGACTACTTGATGTATTAGATAAAATACTATGTCCCGCTGCATTGGTAAGACTAAAACTTAAGGCTTGTCCACTAATACTAGATGTAAACAACGGACTTAAATTACCCGTTGTATTTACTGTTGTTGTAGGTAAGTCAGCCGCATCGATTACTTGATATGCCGGCGCTGCTGAACTACCGGTTTGATTTCCTAAATATGCATGCGGTGCTACAGCAGTTAAAGCAAACCCTAATGTTTGTGCTGTGATTGTAGTAGTAAAAACCGGACTTAAATTTCCAGCGCTGGTAACTACCGTTGTACCTAAATTACTGTTACTAACAGGGACGGTTAAATTAATAGTAGGATTAGTATCTAACGTACCACCCCCACTTAAACCAGTACCAGCAATAACACTTAATACATTGTAGGCAGGTGCTGCTGAACCACTAGTCGCATTCGATAAGATAGTATGCGCCGCAGCATTACTAACAGTAAATGTTTGTGCTGGTGTTGTAGTGGCTGTTGCTACTGATGTACTAAATAAGGGTGATGCATTACCCGAACTAAAGCTTGTAACCGTACCGGTTCCTGAAACAGTGGCAGGCACCCAATTCGTGCCATCAAATTCTAATGCCTGTCCTGTAGTTGGAGATCCAGCTATAAGACTCAGGATTGCTAAAGGTCGTGTGATTGCACCTGTCCCACCACTTGTAATAGGAATTGCAGCGTGGGCATCTGATAGCGTAAGTGCTTGACCACTAATAGCACCAGTAACTAATGTAGAACTATTCGTAACTGAGTTAACGGTAGTTGTTGGTAAATCTGCCGCTGTTAGACTTTCAAACCCAGGCGTAGCTGGGGAACCAGTATTATTACCAAACCATGTATTTGCACTAGCACTAGCAGCTCCAGTTCCTCCATGAGCAATTGATATAGGAGTAGATAAAGTAATTGTTGGACTATCTGCAAGGTTCCCACCGCCAGTTAAACCTGTGCCAGCCGTGAGCGTTAATACGTTATATGCAGGTGCAGCCGAACCGGATGTTATATTAGACAGAATACTTTTCGATGCACAGGTACTTAAACTAAAACTTAAAGCCGGTGTAGAAGTTGGACTAGCTATTGCTGCTGTAAATAAAGGACTTAAATTACCAGTCGACACCGAAGTGACCGTACCAGCTCCAGCATCACTAGCTACCCACGCGGAACCATTCCATGCAGGCACTTGCCCAGACGTTGCAGCAGATTGCGATAACTGAGCCAGAGCAATAACCGGATTAGCCGGACCCCAAACCCCACCGCCATTATTCCATATAAGAGATTGACCATTTGTAGCACCACCTTGCTGGATGTTCGCTAGAGGGATAGATGATGTAACTACATTCATACCAACCCAAACAGCTGCACTAGTACCAACCGCTGTAGCCATATATAAAGTTTGTGTTGTTTGATTAATCCAGAAACTACCAACTACATAATTCTGTGTGTTGTCGTTAGCAGATGTTGGATTAGTAGTAGCAACTAAATTACTAAATGGAGCACTCTTTGTTAGATAGGATGCACCGGTCCAGACACTTACAGTATTATTCGTACTATTAAATAGCCAGGATTGCCCCGTAACGGGTGAAGTTATGACTGAGCTACTAGGAGCTATGAATAACCCCGACTGTGCGTATACTGTTGATATACACAAACTCAGAGTTATTAATAGTGTCCATAAGTATTTCATAGTTCCTTGTTATTCAGAAGCAATAACTACAAAGTTAGCACCATCGCTCATGAATGTATAAGATTTATTAGCGGTAGATATGCCAAACCCTGAAGCAGCAGCAGCATTAATAGTTTGTGATGATGTAGATGCCATTGTCACGGCATTACTTCCACCCTTAACTTGTAAGAAAACAACTATCTGATGTCCAGCATGTCCCACTGCTGTTGGCAATGTGACTGCACAGGCATTGGCAGTTGTATCTATAAGATATGCATTATCGAAAGCAGCCGCAAGCGTTGAAGCTGTTGGTTGACTGACTGTTGGAGTATAGGTATTGGCAGCAGCTACTGTAATCGTTCCTGCACCATTAGTGACTGTTACATTGGCACCGGCTGTTAATGTTGCTAAATTCAAACTATGATCTGAAGTTTTACCAACTAATAATTGACCGTTCGTTACTGCCGCCGCACTCACTCCACTACCACCATTAGCATTAGATAGTATACCTGTTACTTGAGTGGCTAAGTTAATATTCGGAGCAGAACCACCAGTACCGCCATTGGCTAATGGAAGCACACCAGTAACACCACCGCGGGCATTATTTGATTCTAGATTAATCGCTGGAATATCACCAGGAGATAAAGATTGTGCAAAGCATGGAGTGCCTGCGATAAATGCTAAAGTGAGTATTAAACTTTTCATGATTGCTCCTAAATTAAACTAATGGAATATTAAATTCTAAAGCATATGCTAGCACAGACGTTTGTACTTGTGAAGTCAACCAAGTGCTTTCAAATGTTAAAACTAAATTAGCCCAACCGGATTTAATAACAGATGAATTATTGATAAACATTTGTAACTGTGGATACCATGCCGCTAAACCCATTTGTGCTTGAGCTGGAATTGTATCATCAGACATAACTGTATTAGTAAATCCTAATACATTTGGACCAGGGGCTGGAACATAAGGAATCCAATCAAAAGTTTGAGCCTGTGTTTCTACAAAAGTTTTTTGTGAATCAGTAGCAGAACTAGAAAATTGTAATTCAAAATTAGGTTGTGATGGATTTTGCCCAACTATACCAATTAGTCCATAGCTATGATACTGACTCATAAATGCTGAAGGAGGATTAGGATACAATGCCATGATTAATTACCTACAAATTCAATAACAACACAGACACCATTTTGTCCATTAGATCCAGTATGTGTTGCATCAAGATTATTGTATCCTGCGCCACCACCGCCAAAACCACCAGGTATAGGCGAAGCCGGTCCGTTTTGTCCTGAACCAGAAATACCTCCACCACCGAACATGGAAGCACCACCATTACCACCCGAACCTCCATCGCCACAAGCGCCTGGACTACCAAAGAGATTGATAAAAGGATAAGCTACAGAATTTACAGTAATAGTACCCATTACAGGAGCACTTTGCCATGAACCTCCGCCAGCCCCACCGTTTACTCCAGGTTGTGGTGAGTAAGTTAATCCATAAGAACCTTCACCGGCATACCCGGTTAAGTTAGTACCGATTTCAGATGTGGCAAATTGTGAATTAGTACCATTATTACCAGCGCCTTGCCCAGAATTTCCAGCTGCCCCTGTTCCAATTGTAATCGTTGCGGGGAATGTTAATCCAGTAGTTGGTAATATAGATAACGCAGTGCCACCACCGCCACCACCAGAACCAGCAGCAGAACCAGGAACAGTTCCTTGTCCAGAACCACCAGCGCCTGTTACAGCTACTGAGATATACTTGGTACCAACTGATGGTGTATAACTGCCTGATGTTGTAAAAACTTTTAAATTAAACTGATGTGATGCAGGTAAGTTAGTTGATGTCCACACAGCACTGCTAGAACTACCGGTTGTTGTACACATATAAAATGCATTATTAGTTACATCATAATAACTATCACAAACTCCATTATGGTTGGCATTTCCGGCCAGAACTCCGTTAGGATTACCTGAACCAGTTCTGAAGGCTGTTACTGCTCCAATAATATTACTAGCAAACAAGTTTGCCATTGGCAGTAGATTACGTACTTCACTAGTTAAATCTACTTGCGGTGCCTCACCAGCGATCCCGTGATGATGTGAGTTTAATAACCCCGCCAATACTGGTGAATCAGTTCCGCCGGCGACTAAATTAGGATTAAGGATTTCTCCACCCGTAATGGCTACTTGTCCATGAGCTAAATCTATATAAGCTACTGTGACATAATTAGCATCTGGTGAAGGAGGAACTTCACTACCAGCCGTTGCTGGAGTACCATATTTCACTTGGATATCACAGACAGCGTTTCTAACAGTGTCTTGAGCGATACCTGAATTCGATGGTCCATAAAATGGTGAGGAAGGATTCGAAATATTTACGTAAGGAAGAACGACAGGATCACTATCTAGTTCTATATAACCAGCTTGAATCAATATATATTGTGCTTGCCCTGCTGATAAGCCAGCATTATCTATTAAAACAGATGTTACTAAATTACCACCTAGCTGTAAAACTTGTGTCGTGTTGGCTGTTAAAGAACCGTAAGCCGATTGGTCTACAGTGTTCAGAGAAGCGATAAAGCCATTAGATATATTTAATGTTAGGCTAGGACCGATAGTAGGTGTGACTACTAAATTGGAAATAACTGTACCGGTAGCACCTAGAACAACTTGTAAGCCGTTCCCATCACCGATAAGAGTATCTACCCATCCACCAAGGATATCAGCGCTTTGGATCTGTTCAAGGGTGTAAACAATAGGTCTAGCTTGCATTAAGAAATTTCTCCCGAAGTTAGTCTCTATTCTACCTTAAACTGGCGTCACGTTGTAAGCAATAAACATAATTTCACCTGATGAATCTGGCGGAGCAGGAACTGAAAATGTTAAGTGAATCTGATTATTCACCGGATCAGGTGTGCAACCAACGATTGTATTCCAATTCGGTACGCATAAAGGTATGTTCTGTTGGTCTACCGTTAGGGCTATAGTCTTAGTTAGAGCATTCGCAGCAACTGCGGCATACCCTGCTTGTCCACTGAGAGGAACTTTTAAGGTATTAGCCAATGTACCAACAGGTGCCGGAGATCCAAATTCGAAGTTAATCGCATTAACTGAACGCCCTGTATAGAAATATGATGTATTCCACTCTGGTTGAATTAATACGATGTTATTAACAGCATCCCCCGAATAGTGATATCCCGTGTCTCCACGATTAATCGCTGCTATTCCCACTCCTTGAGTGGCATTTTCTATAGCTAAATAGTTTAATATCGTTCCCGATGGTACTGGAGCCGATGATGTCAGTCCAAAACTTAGTGCCGGCGCGGATGTTTCCCAGATACTGATTGGTTGGCTTAGTTGACAGAAGAATAGATAAAATCCAATAGAGTTTGGCACATTGACTGTGAAATTCCATCTCCCGGTGGCAATCGGGAAGCTACCACCCACTGAAAACGGATTGATAATTCCAGCAATATACTTAACAAATATCTGAGTTCCCTGTGCTGTAATTTGATTGATTAAGTTATTGATTAAGCCAATCTGTGTCTGTAGCGCTGTCACTGGTTCGAAGAACCAGCCTGTTACTGCATCATAAGCTGAGGCGAAATCGAATCCCCAGAGGCTATAAGATAATTCAGTAGCCGGTGCTAATTGAATTTCGAAATAACCTTGATAACGCGCTTGCTGATTGCCATATAAACTTGGGATAGTCGGACTGTCATAGTCGTAATAACTACCACTATAATCTGATGTGTTGTCTGCGAAGTAACCTGTGTCGGATACAGCCCAAGGCTCAAGAGCGCGAACAATGGTCCCTGGATATGCAAACTGAACAGCATTAACAATCGCTTCCCGCGTAACTTGAGGTTGGAATAATAGTGCCTGAATACGGATACGATATGCATTGTCTGTTTCTCCAGATTGTCTTGGCAGATTATTACCGAAATAATCCTGAGCGAATAAATCCAGGGCACCGTTAACTGCGGTTTGTAAACGACATGCTTGCCATGCATAGTATAACTGTTGTGAAATGTAATTCAACTCTGTACCAGTGGCTAAGAAAATTGCGTACGATATCCCGGCTATACTTCGGGCGTAATCAGAAATCCAGGGATAAGGGAAGAATGCGATCATTCGAAGTGCCCAGTCTTCAGGAGTGATGACACTCACGATCCAGGGAGTCGGTTGTTGAATAACGGCTGGCTGTGGTAATGGGAATATAGATACATTAATAGGGAGACTAACAACTAGTACTGATGTACTGGCATAGGCCGGTGCTCCGTTAGTAAACTGTAAAGTTACCCGTTGTGCTTCTTCATCGGGAATGAAACCAATGGCCGTATTCCAACTAACTGCTGCTATTGGAAGATAAAAAGCACTCATCTCTGCATCAATCGTCCAGGTGTAACTAGCTGGATCAACAGGCTGCTGATTGATTTGCGTGTTCTGCCCAGGCCCTACAACTAAGTATGAAAATACACTGGGGATACTAGATGGTGCGGAGAAATAAAACGTCCATGTATTACCGGCGATTACATACCATACCTGTGTATTCCACTGGCAGATCGGCAATACTGATTGACCCGTAGGTACAGTTACCGAATAACTGCGCGTACCAGCAGGTAAAACTAAAGTCGTTAATCCAGATAACCCGGCCGGGAGTGCGATAACAGTTAAAGTTGCATCTGCATCAGCAGGCGAACCAAAACTGAATGTTGCGATATTGCCATTAGTTCCTGAAAGCCAGCAGGTAGTTGGTGTGGACAGTTGACCTGAGACAATATAATCCGATACAAGATTAGGGAGAGTAACATCGATTGATTGTGCGTTATGAGGAACGCTTACAATTTCTCCCGCGACGGCTAATGATGGTATAAGAACGGTCATCCGACGTAAATTCCAACAAGTACCGTATTAACATTAGCCTGCACAACATGAAATATAGCTGGTTGAAAATCTACCGGTTGGCCATTAATTGTCACTGATGACCATTCCACCGATGTAATTAAAGTTGATGCACTGAAAGCCACATTCACTAGGTCGGATAGATATAATTTCGCATTAGTAGGTAAGCTATTAACATAACCAATAATTGCTGTTTGTACTGCTGCTTCAACAGTGCTAAGGACTGTATTGGGTAATACTGATACATTCAAATTAATATTAGGTCTAACTGGTATAGCAGCTATAACACTGCATTCAATTGTAAAGGCGCGTACATTTTGAACAGCTAATAGAAGTGCCGCTAACTGTGGTGATGTAACTGTCTCACCAGGATTATTGGCTATGACTGTAAACCAACCTGGAACTATAGTATTAAATGGAGTCGTGTTGTTTAAAATCGTATATGTGAAATCCGGGAAGACTGTTTGACATGTGACTAGAATGGCTAAATATGTTGCCTTAGATAGGGACTGAATGTATTCTTCGAAGCGGGCTTTATAGGCAGCATCAGCTTCAGCATCAGCACCATTAATAATAGGAGCTAAGTTAGTGACACTAGTAAAACCATACGAAGAAGTCCCATAATTAACTAGCTGCCCAATCTGAACATTGCTAGCTGAACCAGGCACTAAAGCCTGTACAGATGCCGTGATACTTGTTGGTCCCCCGGATGCCAGTACGTAAGCCTGTAAGCCAACGTTATAGGCTGCCTGACCTGTATCCGCTACTAATTGATACTGTACTGTTGATCCTGTCGTTTGTATGATAGTTCCAATTGGAATAACTAATTGCGTTACTACTGGTAGTGGTACTGCCAGCGTTACTTGTCCAGAAGCGTATTGTGCTCCTTCACGCGGAAAGTTGAACTGCATACAGAAGCTGTCTACATCTGGACCAAAGCATGTCTGTAAACGGGCGAAGAAAACAGTTTGCTGCGCTTGGAATTGTAGATACATCGCGTTAGCGGCGGTGGCGTTAGCCAGACCTTCTAATGGATCGCCGATGCCCAGAACTGGAGTAACACCGGTTTGTTGTGCGAAAGCTGAAATAAATTGAGTGATGAATGCCTGGAGCGATTGGGTGTTAATACTCATGGCAACGTCACATTCAGCGTCTGTGCTGGCATATTGGTTGGTGTAATGACCACCCGAACGTTTAATTGATTAGGTACTGGACCTTGAGTCACGGTTACTACAGGGGGTACATTACTGTTACCTGTAGAGGCAGCCAGAGCACCCTGATAGACTATTTGTTGTAATTTATTAATATAAGCTGAGTTAAAGACTTGTCCAACCATACGACTAGCACCCAGACCAAACTTAGGAAAGAAAATCCAATCAGCAGGTTGAGGCTGTCCGGATACTGAATTAAGAGCTGGGGAGGTAAAAAGGAAGCGTTCAAAGTTCTGGCGAATAACATCCCACGGATTCGTAGCCCACTGTAGCCCACCATTGCCATTTAAAACGAAATCACCGCCGCATTCTAAGTAGAGCTGTTGTTGTGCCAAGGTAAAACTCCATAATAATTAAACCTATTTTACCTTACTTTATGGGGGTAGTTTATGTTATTATATTTTAATCGCTGAGAACTTACAGTAGTGCAGCGTAGATTTCGTAACGGTGGATGCTTATATTTGAAAAAGCGGTAACGGCTGTAGACTGTGCCGATAGGATATAGGAACTATTTAGGGTTGCAACCCAGATAAGCCGTAAATCGTTAGCCCGCCGGAGTTTGAAGACCGGGGGGTTTTACTATTATTTACTGTGCAGTAAATTAGGCGCTTTCGCTAAATTAGTCACAGAGAAGCCCCAGATCTCTCCAGGGCTCACCATAACTATCTATTACTAGAAAAGGACTTATTTAGATGGGCCTTTTTTCATTAACTCTGATGATGGCTGTAATACCATCTAATCTATACGATACTAGGAGTATCTCCGACCTACAATGATCAGGTTCTTGCTTAAACTAATCGTACAGAATTATTATACTACTGAGCTGCTTTCTTCACATGATGTCTATGCCAACAAGCAGCTACTGCATGTCCTACTTTTTTCATGCCGACTTCAGTTTCTGCAACAACCAAATCGAATGTTGCTGTTGCTATGACAAGCGGAACTAAAACTACTAAAAAAACTACCATATATAATACTCCTTAACTTGAATATGCATTCTGACTTTCTTGATCGGAATCAGCAGCTATAGTTGGCGTTCCTGTAGTGCCCGAACCTGATTGTACACCGGAATGCACATGATTGTTGAAGAATTGCGTGAAAACATGATTCAGGATGCGCTGCATCGTTCCGGTCCCTAAATTAACTGTATTAGATTGAATATTACTAGTTTCACTGACTACATTAACAACACCATCAGCTACATTCAAGTTGTATGTATTATTATTGCCTTCAATATTGATCGTTAAATCAGAGTCATTACTATTAATAGTAATCGTGTAGCGTCCAGTACCCTGGGTATTATCTGCTGTAATGTTCAGGCTCTTAGACGCTAAACCCTGAGTCTCAGAGGTAATATTTTCATTAGTGTTGGCATTATTTGTTTGGCCACTAGTGGCCGTATTAAGCAATATAAGGGTTGAATTTACGGTTGCTGGCTTATCACCATTACTATTAGAATTTGCACCAATAGCATTCACTCCAAGAGTAATGGATTGATTTAATTCAGCGGGAGCGTCTTGGGGTTGTAAAACCGGAGCAGGGTTAGTATAACTAAGTAAAGTAATAGCATTCTGATTACTAAAATACAAATAGTCACCAGTAGCATGCTTAAACAGCCACTCACCAGCTTGCGCAGCTACGCCGGATTTATCTTGATATCCAGATGGTGGAACGTCCTGTAGGTTGAATGTTTGCACACCGACTACATAGAGTGCTTTCTTCTGTCCTAAAATATGAACTAAAACTTGTTCAGGTTGTGGCTTGGGATTACCAGTACTATTAGCTTGACCAGTTAGGTCGGTTACAGTAGCACCACCGTAGGGCAGTATTTGTATACCCTCCTGATTACCCGCCTTCATAGTGCCTAATGGAATCCAGCCGGTTTCCATATAGGTCATATCGTCATTGGTCCAAGTGGGAATGACACACTTAATTTTATTAGTTGTTGGATCGACACCAGAAACATGACCAATAACAGTAAAGACCTGATTATTGAATTGTTCCTGATTAATGTGGAGGTTTAGGTGATGGGCTTCGATCCCGTAATCATTTGGAAGCATCATCCGGTTCCTCATAAATCCCTTCAACGGGCAGAGCAATAACATTCTGCATACTCTGAGCTACTTGTATAGGCGCGATAGTATCTTCCAATTGTTTACATTCAATATAAATTTTCAGCCATTCTTTCTCCATTCTCTCTAATCCGTATTTTGTTTCACTTATTTTCAGCGACAAATCTCTTCGCTCTTGGCGTTTAGCTTCGACTAACGGTTGTAAGTAATTTAAGATTGCGGTGCCGTCGATGTATTTCATATGATTTGTTCACTATATGATTCTAAGAAAGGAAACGCCACGAAATGACTACCATCGCTATTTCTTCTAAACACAGGCTTCATCTCACGCAGTATAAGACTAGCACGCCATGCTGGCAAGTCAATAAGATAACCGGCCATGAGAGTATTTTTATCTAGGGCGTAGCCGTAGAATAGGAAATCTGGCGATTTATGAATGTCTAATAATTTAGCATATTCAGAACGCTCTCCACCGCCGCTGCTTCTGAGTGTAAAGTCTCTATAATTCGAATATTTCGATTGGCGTAACCGAACGGCAAATTTTAAATCTGGCACTACTAAATCAGTACCATACTCAGTATCTAGTTTAAAACTAGCTTCAATAATAAATTTCCGCCCAAGAGCTTGCTTGACTTGTGTTAAATGAGCATCAGACCAGGATCTCCTGGCTTGATATCCGGCTGTGTTGAGGTCAGGCATCAGCTTCATACCACGTAATATTAACTTTCGGCGCTATAGACCCTACAGCACCAACCCGAACATATAAGCCGCCTTCGGCGTAGCCTTCCAGGCAGAACGAACCAGTAAACAATGATGGCCACTTTGCAATAACCCTTCCGACCCCATCCATAATAGACAAATGTCCATTATTCTTCCAGTTAGTCATAGCGTAGAATTTAACATGTTTAGCACCGGATAATTTAAATGTACCTGGAGCTGTAGCATTCCATTCAAAGCGATGACGACCACGGTCTAATATGATAGTACCAGTGGCTTCAGCGATATCTACATATTCACAGGGTTGTTTCATGGCTTAATCTTATCTTGAAATATCATATCTGACACGATTCTAAATGCCTCACTTACTTGAATTAAACTTAATCTCAATCCTTGCATTAATATTGGTTTATGTTGGGGTGGGACTAGTTCTATAAGTTCGCCGTATAATTCAATCATACATTCATTATATTTAGCTAAAATTATCTCCAGCTGTCGATATTTAGTTAGTTCCATATTGCTTACTCAGCCTCAGCTTGCTTCACAAACCGCACTTGTACAAACGGATCTCCAATCTTAATATCCATTAAGCCTTGTGAAATTAATGTGTTTTGAAATTCCTTCTTATGCGCTTCACCGGCTTTCGTCCAAATGACTGATGACTTACCCGCATAACAAGTAACGTTATATTCTGGATTTTCAATCTTATCTCCTGGATGCATCTCTAATAGCAATTCATCACGGACGGATTCAAACTGGACTTTCAGTCCATCTATTTGGTGTTTGAGTGTTGCATATTTGGATGCTAAGGCATCTAGATTGGTTGATTTAGTGATCATGGTTCATTCCTCATGGCTAACTACTACAGTTATACCGTGAACAAAAACTTATATACAAAACAATTAATCAACGTGAAATATTTCGTAACAAATCCCCAATTGGTTGTTTTAAAAATTTCATAACCTTCTGTGTCGCTGTCGGTTTCAGAACATTCAACAACTTCATTCCATCAACAACACCAAGTCCCGAACAACAATCGTAACCAGGACCAGCGCTGTAAGCACCATTATTCCCGGAAACAACATCGAAACATACATTAGGGTTCGCATATAATACCTTCCGTAAATCGGGTAATGGTTCGTCTAAATTACTAGCCAATAGAACGGCTAAACCGGCATAAAGTGGAGCTACTGCACTAGTACCACCAATGGAAGATATATTACCATCAACATCAACAATATAACCGGATTCTGGATCTGCGTTACCTGAGATATCCGGAGAGTGCCTAAGCTCTACTCCTAGTGCATTGCCTTGGATAGGATCTGCTACTTGTTCGGCGGATATTCCACCACCTGTAGCGCCTTCACCTTTCTTTAAATCATTCCATACAACTTCGCTCTGTCTAGTACCATCTGGATTTAATATTAACCTAGTACCACCACAGGAAATAGCATAAGGACTAGAAGCGGGGAAGTCAACATTTTTACCTTTTGCGCCATCAGAACTACCATCATCGCCAGCGGCAGCTATGAAATTGATACCTTTATCTACACAAGATTTGATAGCATTATTTATCGCCTGCATAACAGCTGGGTCCCAATCACCTTCAGGCATACCCCATGAATTACTGACCACATCAGGTTTTAATACATAGTTACTCATATTAGCTATAGCATCGATAATCCCATTAGTGGTATTAGGAGCAAACACAACCAAGATTTGGCACCCTGGGGCTATGGCGGTCACAACATCTATATCTAAACTTACTTCTCCATCGGCACCTTCTGGGCCATCGGGAGAATTAGAACCAGTGTCGATATTATGCCCCCATAATCTAGGCATGGCTATGTTCTGCTGTTTGCAGTAAGTTAAAACATCGGATGGATTGTAACCACCGCCTAGCTCTATGATGGCAACGACTTTCTGTTTAATAGTAGGGCCTGGGGCCGGAAAGTTGTAGGCTTTGGCTACTTGAGAGGGTATCAGTGCGGTTGGTGCAGCGCCTGCTGTAACATGCTGACTAGGACGTCTATACTGCCCCTCACCATGTTTATTAGATAAAACACATAATATCTGGTCATCAAATTGTTTCTTAAGATGAGTAATAATACCTGGCTGATTAACTTCGAATTTAATAATTGGCCTACCAACACAGAGTTCAGCCTTAATGTCCTTACGGCGTAGGTATTTGACGATCTTTAGGTGTTCGATGACTGCTTCGGCGGACTCTGGGCTGTTTTTTAAATGGATTGAATATTTCACAAACGGACTCCTGTAAATTTCATATGTTAATGATAGCAAATTATATTGACTAACTAAGTTAATGTAGTTTAAGATTATGAGTATGAATTTAAAGATTTTCGGAGATTGTACACCAATTGACTGGGCAACACTTAATGTTCGCATGCCCTTTGCGCCGATGCATGAACTGGCGAAGAAGTATCAGTTAACTGATATTAAAGGAATATGCCATTTCGAATATTTCGATAAATTTGAAGTTAATCTAGGCGATGTAAAGCGAACATTCGAATTAGGGCAATTAGATCCGGATAATCTAGAAATCGAAAACTTACTATGCTGTATAGCTAATCGTGTCACTAATACAATGTGTGCATTACAATCTGCAACTCCCGACACCATCTGCATCAACCTTGGTGGCGGCTATCACCATGCCGGGAAATATCCCAATACAGGATATGCCTATAGCTTAATCAACGACATCATCTGGGCGGTGGATTATCAGTTAGAACAGGGTAAAACTATTGGGATTATAGATTTAGATTTTCACTTTGGCGGAGGGACTTGGGACGAATATCGATATAATCATTGGGATACGGTTAACATCATAGATGTTCATCATCCCCAAGGTATTCTCCAAAAACATGGTGATATAACTGGACGGTTATCTAGGTCTTATTTCACCACCGAAACGCTATCAACACCACAGGTATTTCCTATGTGTATACCCACTAACGTAGACAAAATCATCCTCAACATCGGCACCGACTGGTATCAAGATGATGTTCTATTCGGGCAATATGGCAAGATGTTAGCAGCAGAGCTTATAGAAGTCTGGTGGGATACTATACGGCAAATAACCGTACGGAAGATACCCCTTGCAATAACATGTGGGGGCGGGTATGGTCCAGGTGGCTTAAACTTGTATGCTGAATTTATTAGTGGCTTGCAGCTACTTTAGGAGCCTGTAACACAGACACATGGCCGCCAGTATAAAGATCAAGCTGCTTAGCAATCTCAACAGCTTCTGCTGCTGTTTTACCGCATAACATTGCGGCCATCGCAAAATCTTCGCCACTACCAAGTGCAAACGGAGCATCAACTGGGGCGGGATCTGTCAAATTGGCTAAATATATTTCTGCCGTACCATCATCGTAAATAATTAGGATACCAAAAGAGCCATCTCTAGCAGTTGCGGGTATCTTATACTCTGATAATGGCTTGTCGGTAGACATGAAAAATTTCTTAATTGGAGCTGTAACAGATACATCACCAGCAGCTGCGATAGTAGCATGTCTAGTTTTGCTATACATAATTTTAGGAACAGCACTATGGTATTTAGTATGGCTACCAGTTGATTGACTGTCGCAGGCTAGTTCTGTACCACTCCATGCAATAGTTGTGCAATATGCAGGTAACAGGAAATTCCCTATCGATATGAAGCTAAATAATAGGAGAAAACCTTTCAAATGGGACACCAAACCTGATAATAGAATATATTATATCTTAACTTTACGCAAAGACTGCATAATATCTACGAAACTACAGCCGCCGTGGCAAAACAGAGCGCTACCATCGGCTTTAATTGACAGATTATCCTGTGTTTTATCAAAACCATACTCTATACAACATGGGCAGCCGGTCGTAATTTCACCCGATGGTAACGAACGCATGCCCCAATCTATAGGGAATTCTGCTAATAAATTAATAGTCTGAAGGCTTTTCGACCGCTTTGAAGGTTTTTCGACTGGAGGCGGTATTTTGTTAGAAATATGTAGTATATTATCTGACAAATTTAGAGGCTGTTCTAAGAACCAAAAGAGCTGCTGGTCCACGGCCTGGCTAGAACAATCATCGAATAAACCCCAGTTTTGGGCATCACGTTTCTGATTCATCCCTAATGGAAGTCTTACTAAATTGCCAGGCGAACTACTATCGGGACGGGAAGCTTGTTTAGGGAATATATCAGCTGTTAATTCTGAGATATATCTCAGATAACAGGCAAGATTAAACGTTATTGTACTTGGGACTGGAGCATCGAAGAATACCCAGATATGACCCGACCGGCCAAATCGCCTAGACTCACGTAAACTACTAATTCCATGACTATCCAGCCAAGTCCTAACAGTAATAACACCTTCTTCTTGCTCAGAATCCACATCTATACACAGCCACCGACAAGTGTTTTCAGCGCTGGTTGTATATACTCCTAAAGTTGTAATACCTAATAAGTGATCTTCAAATAACTGGTCTGAAATCGGTTCGTAGACGGCTTTATAGCCATGCCTAGTGGGTGCTGCCCATTGCTGAGCATGAGCATCAGGGCGATTGATGAATCGGGTCAGAAACTGGTGTGCTGGGCTTGGGAGCATGATTAAATTCCATATGTCCGAATTGTAGAAAGCGGGGAAGAAGGCCTAGAAATTGTAATAACTGAATCACCCAAGTTGGCTTCTTTAATATAACTTCAAGCATCTGAATTGGTACTAAATCAGTATCATATACAATCCCAAGAGGTAAGCGCAAGGACATAGATTTTAATGTATATACTAAAGTGAATAACATTTGATTATTTAATTCGATCAGATGGTCTTGCGACTGCATATCACGATAATAAATACCACCAATCACTTCTGGTACATTTAATGCTGTATTACAAAAATTATAGAGCACACCGGCCTGTTCACTAGTTAACTTGAATTTCTCCAGAATGATTGTATTAGTTTTGTTCTGTTTATCTAATAGAAGTTTCATTCACACATCCTAAGGGCAAATTCCTTTAAAACTTTTTTCTCCGGGGTTCGAAGTTTGAAGCCATCTTTGATAACAGTATCAATATCTTCATTACAAAACAATGAATGTTTAATTAATCCTAATAATAAATAATCTGGTATCTTCGGCGGGGGCGTTGTTGATAGGTCTATATCACGCCATTTCATTTCGTTAAACTGTAATACCAGAACTATTAGAGCAGTCGTTACGCTTTGAACTTCTTGAGTGTATTGCTGGGCAGGAACTGCGAAATGCTCAGCATCAACAACGGCCAAGCCTTTCTTTGTTTTCAGATGCTTACGGTCTTGCAGGGCGTACTTATACAGCTGGGCTAGCCAACAACGGACATCCCGAAAATCCTTGTACTTATCTTCCGGTATAAAACCGGCCGGTACTGTTTCTACTTCTATGGCCATATTTAATAGTGAAAGCTTTGAAGATCTTCCGATAGACCGATTTCTAACAAATCTGCTATTTCATTAAATGTTTTGCCGATATCATTAAGTAGGGCGATTTTACTAAACACCTTTGCTGGGAAGATATCAGAAGCGCGGAAGTCATTCACATCTGGATCTCCGCTAATGGCGTGAAACACACCTAAAGCACATCGTTGCCCGGCATCATTTTTCATTACTTCGTTACACTGTTCATACTGACCAGAGCGCAGAGCTTGAATAAACTCTTGCTTAGTGGCTATCTTACTTGGCCTTAAAACTGTCATAGAAACTCCCTTACTAAAGTATGTAAATTATATAGAACTCTGGCAGATAGCACATTAAATCTTGGAACTTTCCTGTAAATCTAAACATTTCTTGAGGTGTTTAATATAGCGATTGGTATAAATCTTGCGTAGATATTTAGAACAAGGTTCAGATAGGATGACAACTACTAAGAAAAGAATGGTAGTAGGAAAAATCGAAGTTACTAGATTTTTCATTTGCGCCTCTTGCCTAATGGGCGACCACGGGGTTTGCGGGTTTTGGGTGATAGTAGAATACTAGCCGCAGCCAATTCTATGCTAGCCGTTGCTTGAACAGCTTGTTGTTTGACTAATTCTAATAACTTCATATTAGCCGCCACCATACTTCTAAAATGCACCCACGGGAACGAAGGGCCTGGGTCTTGATGATTATTACCGAATTGGCGTAAATATGGGTCATTATGGCCCATAACCTTGTCTAAGGGAATATTAAATTCTTTCATTAACTGAGCAACTAATTCGGCAGTTGTTTCTAATTCAACGGCAGTAAACCATGTGGGGTCATTCATGCACCCACGGGTTAATTGACCACCAACTAGGTAGCGATCTTCCATTTCGATACCAAAACTCATATAATTAGGGACGTGCATCGCATGCCAGGCGGCATCGGTTAATTTGACCATCTGTACAACTGAACCATCCCGACCAACGACAAAATGTGCCGAAACTTTAGTCTGATTGTTCTTAAACACATTAATAGCTGATTGCATAGTGCCAACCGGACAATGTAATATAATTAACTGAGGTTTAGTCAGTACTCTTGGTGTAAAATTAGGCGAAGCATCAAATTTAATGTTGTTGAGCGATAGCACGATTGTAACCTTTTATGAGATTAGTAAAATACAAAGCAGTTACCTCTTATGAGATTTATTATATGTTAATCGATACCAGAAACAACTAAGATTAGGCACAAATAAGGTTATAATTTAACGATGTACAAATATATTCAAGACAATTACTACTCTAGTGATATCCCGCGCTGGATGAAAGACACCCGATTTGAACGACTCATGCTCCTGGATAGGTGGCTTGATGGTACTTTCTATGATGCCATGAAGCTGAGCTTTAATGAGGAAAAAACGGGAAACTCTTACAATCCGTTACATACCCGTCGTCCAGCTGTACAGCATAATTTTCCATCCTTTATAGCTGGCTTATGCGCCCGTAAACTATTTGGTGGCAGACATGTACCCCGCTTGAAGCATAAAAATCCAGATTTCTTACTGAAAGTTCAAGCCTTAGTACAGGAACTTAAAATGCCTGTTAAAATGCTAGAAACTGTTAAACGCGGTTCTGTAGGATCGACTTTAGTTCTATTTAAATTTTTAGAAGTCGTGAACGGTGAACAAAAAACCGTTAAGGGTGTCGTTGAAGTTAAGAAAGCTCAATACTGCACACCAATCTTTAATCAATTTGAAGAACTCACCGGCATCATGGAGCACTATTTAGTCAGCGGTGCTGAAATGTTACAACGCAATATGACCAGAGATCGTGATGGTGAGAAAATTGAAGCCAGACTCAAATATTGGTATACAAAAATTCATGATACAAACTCAGAAACAATTTATTTCCCCCTCAAAGAACATGATTGGAATCCTGTAGATGGCGGTAAATATGAACCAGCCAGTACGGCGCTAGTAGTATATCCATTCGACGATAAACAAAATCCTATGGTACACGGCCTTGGCTTCTTGCAGGGTGTCTGGATTCAGAACTTAACTGCTGGTAAATTTCCTGATGGTTTAGGCACCTGGGAAAATGCCCTGAATAATTTCGTTGAAATCGACTATGCTAAATCGCAGAATAGTCGTGGATTAAAATACGCCTCCGCACCACAATTGGTTGTGAAGGGAGACTTTAGGTCGGAAGCCCAAGGTGATGATACCGAAAAAACTCCACGCGATCCTGCTTATTTACTTCGCTTGTCTGCCGATGAGAAGGGTATGGATGGTATGTCCTCTACAACCGGACATGATGCCTTCCTATTAGAAACTAACGGAGCGGCTGCTAAAGCCAGTGATGATTTCGTATCTAGTCTTAAACACACAACTTTTGAACAAATATGTACTGCACGTAAAGACCTTGAATCTATTAAAGGTACAATGTCCGGTAAAGTCATTGAACTCATAGACGAAGATTTCTTAGACTTATTACAAGAACTACGCTTGCAATATGGAGAATATGGTTATCTCTGTTTGGTTAAGAAAATCTGTAAAGCCGCCAGAGAGGCTGGTCATCCATTAATGCAAACATTTGAAGATGCTATCATCGACGGACTTACCTTAGACTTCCCACCGCTATATCTACCGGATGCACAGGAAATACAGTTCTTAGTTTCAGCATTTGTTGAAGCCACTGCTGACAGTAAACCAGGCGGTAAAGGTGCTGATGGTTCAGCTACTATGATTCCAGTGACACCACTGATAGATCCAGTACTTGCAGCGCAATATTTAGCTAAGCAGCTAGATTTAGTTGAAGAATCCGATGACAAACCAACAATTACAGATACTGATACCAGTACAGATTCACAACCAGAACCCGATGCACAACCTATTGAAGACAGAGCTGTTACACCAGGAGCTGATGCTGGTGAATTATTAGCCGAAGGACAAGCTGCGCCGAATACACCATTGGCAAGGCGGAATTCGTGATCTTAAACAAAGTACCCATCTATCACGTAGACTTACCCAGGCCCCCAATAGGTAATAAAATTTTCTGCGCTCAAAGTGCTGGGTTCTATATTCTAGAACATGGAACATGCACCTGGAGAGCATTAGCAAATACACATCAAGGGACGGGATCAATCACTGTTTATGACGGTATCCCAGATGAAAATGGTTATTTCCCGAAAGACACGAAATCAGTTGAATTAATGCAAAACGGGCGTTTAATATTTAATGCCAATCCTCCCATTCTGGGTATGTGGATGTTCGATGGTGGAATGTATCATGGGTTAACGTTAGCAATCGAAGGTGTACTGAACAATATATCTCCATGTTGCACAATTACATGGATGCCAGAATTGAAACAACAGCGACGTATAGAGCAGGTGTAACATGCCTGACCTACCAGTAATCCTAGAAGAACAAAACCGATCAGAACTACTTCGTAAAATACACGAAGCAGGTGAAAATAATCTGAATGAATTTCAGACGGCGCTGTGGTTAGGTATTCCCGATAGAACCTGTCGTAATTTAATGCATAGCGATAATGAGGCCGCTGGGACTTATGTGATGGCTAAGATTAAGGCATCGATTGAATATCTGAATATTATTAAAGATGTTGCATCTGATAGTACTCCAGAAAACAAACAACGGTTTCCTGCAAGTAAATATTTATATGAATTATATAGTGGCAATAGGCAGCAACAGAATACGTTTATTGCAGTGCAGCAGCTAGCGCCGGAGAATATCAAGGTGCAGAGTAATATAAAACTCATTGAAAGCATTGATGCTCAAATTTTAGAAGCAATTCATGACGACTGATTTTGACTATGTTGAAAAGTGCAGTTCGAAATTAATTTCGTTTGCCCGCGCTGTCCAACCAAAATATCAATTCCCCTGGCACCTACAAAAACTGATGTCCATTCTGGATGCAGTCGAACGCGGTGAACTTACGCGGGTTATGATTACATTCCCCCCAAGGCATGGTAAGTCGGAAACATCATCAGTTATATTCCCTGCATATTTCGCCGGACGTAATCCAGGCTCTGAAGTTATGGTAGTATCTGGTACACAAAAATTAGCCACTAGATTTGGTTATAAGTGTCGCAATATTATTAAGAGTGATGCATACAAGCTCATCTTTCCACATATGGATTTAGATGTGTCATCGCATGCCAAGGCTGACTTCTCATTCAAACAAGGCGGCTCACTATTATTCTCTGGTATTGGTGGTCAAATTACGGGTCGTGGTGCCAATCTATTTATTATTGATGATTTAATACCAGGACGTGAAGAGGCTGATTCAGAGGCCTTCCGTGAGAACGCCCGCGCATGGTATGAAGAAGAATGTTATAACCGGCTGATGTCTGATGCTAAATGTCCACATGGACGTTTGGTTATTATTGGCACTAGGTGGCGTGATGATGATATACATGGATGGTTATTAGATCCCGAAGAACAGCATAAAGTAGAAGACTGGACGATATTTAATTTCCCTGCCCTAGCTGAGGAAGATGAAGAATTCAGACAAAAGGGTGAAGCACTATGGCCCGCCGTACTGAGTAAGGAAATCCTAGAAGGAATTAAAGAAAGCAAGCCGCGAATGTTTGCAGGAACTTTTCAGCAGAAGCCATATATCGCAACTGGTAACATAGTACAGCGGGAATGGCTACATATCGAAAAAATTAAGGATGAGGATTTAATACCGCCACGTATTTTATCACTAGATACAGCCTTTAAAACTGGCACAGAGAATGATTTCACAGCAGCAACAGTCTTACAACGAACCCGCAATAAAGTTATTATT